CGGGCATTTTGGGGGTATAACCATGTTGGTGTATTTCGTTGGTGTGTCGTGCTTCACCGTAGGCGTTTGCTTTGGTTTCTGGCTTGAAGGCCAATACAGGAAAAACTCTGGTTAAACTGCCGGCGTGGATTACTTGCTTGCCCGAGATGATTCACGCCGGCAGATATGCAAGACATGAAAAATAAGATTTTTCTTCACTTCTTTTCAAAGGCCCTTCGAGTACACCGGAGGGCCATTTTATTGCAAATTCGGTTGTTGTTGTTCTTGTTTTTCTTTACCTCAGCCCCCCAGGTGCGTTGCCTGGGGGGTTTTTCTAATTTTAATCTAAATAGGATTTGACATATACCCGGCTATCTATATACTGCAGATAGCCGTTAAGAAAGACCAGGCCCTCGGGAGGTTTTTCGAATCACCCGAATCTTTCTCCTTACCTTCTGAGGGCCGCACTTTTGGAGACATAAATGCGGAGTCATGAAACCGTTAAGACGTGTCAGTTTTGCGGAAAAGAAATCAAGGGCTGTGGACCCCACGCAAGCCACGAGCGTAAGTGTCAAGAAGAAGGAAACGAAGGAACCACAGCTTTATATCATATTGTCCTACCCGCCGAGCTGCACCGCGACTTTCAAGTCCTATGTAAGCTCAAAGGAGAGACGCAGAAGCAGGCTGTGATTCGATTAATACAACAGGAGATAGCATGCGAAAATCACAAACAATAAAGCAGATAGAAAAAGTGCGTACGCAGTTCCGCCTACCGAAATTACTCCGGCAAGAATTCGGGTCTGTGTGTTACAAGAAGCAAATCAAAGAGTCTGAGGTTGTCGCGAATCTAATTCGTGCCTGGCTCGCATACCACGGATAGAACCACAATGGATAAAGACTATGACCCCGAGGTTTACGTAAAGCTCAAGCTCAGTTCATGGGTCAATGTGCTACACGTTTTGGGCGAAGTGGGCCTTGGGAAGATGTCCAAGGAAAGGGACGAAGTCTATAAACAGCAATATGGACAGTTCTTTTCAATAGGGGGGTTCTGGTCACAGATCCAGCACATAGAAGCGCAGGTCGACTACGCAGCAATTGTCCACAAGGTTAGCCTAAAGGATAGTTATACGATCGAAGCGCATGACCCACTACTTGACGAAGTCTGCCCGGTATGCGGCGAGGCTTTTGACCTTGGAGAAAAAGTAAAGCTATACGAAGAAACGCCACTATCAAGCGAAGATCTCGAAAATAAGAAAATAGGAAAAGCGTATAAGGCCTTCGAAATGGTAATCCACGAAGGCTGCAACCCTGGGACGAAGTTCGTCAGAAAGTAGAAAGGAAAGAACTATGCCAAGAGTGAGAACGCGAACCGAACAGTTGACCATTTCGTTTGAAATGAACTACAACAACCTCGACAGGTTGACACAGCTTCTGTGGAAGGCTGCAGGCTATGTCAGGGATCTGGAGACAAATTTGTCAACGATTCCTGGGGTACGACAGGTTAGTGTCTTGCCAGGGCCCGCAACACATGGTCGGGCTGCGCAAGAAGAACTTGCAGACCGGATTTCTGAACGTCTCGAGTTGGCCGAAGCGGAGCTGGAGGCGGAAAATGAATAGCATGATTACCGAGCTAAAAAAGGCTGAAAGCGAAGAAGGCCGTAGATTCCTACTACAGGCTTGGCACAAATTCTTTCGCGAAAACCGCGACGTTTTGCCAGCGTCAAACACCGAGTGCGGTGACATTAACATCATGCGCAATGCGCTATTCTTCGCGTTTATCGCTGGGTATAAGGTCGGACGTGAACACGAAGCCGAGCTGTGGGAAGGAAGTGCATAATGATCAAACTGAAACCGCATTGCAAATACTGTGGGAAGACAAGGATGGAACTAAGAAAAATAGGCGCCGATCTGATCTGGCGTAAACTCGGGGCCTCGATATGTACCGACTGTTGGGCAAAGGAGCAAAAGTAATGGAAATCCAGACCTACGAAATAGAAGAACAAGTCGGCGAGGTTGCCGGGACTACGCAGGAGATCGAAGCTGAAGCTGTGGCCATGATTGAAGAACTTGGCCTTACGGGGCAATCGCAGCTTATCACACAGGCCGAAGAAGATATTGACGAAGACGGCGTAGGCGTGCGTATCCCCTACCCAAAAATGAGCCCGGCCGAAGTTGCTATCTATGAAACGCTGTTCCCCGTAAAAGACCCCGTGCACAAGTATAGTGCAACGATCATACCCATACGCGTCATGCAGGTAATCCAGCATGCTAAGGGGCTTTTTAAGGGCCTGTTCATATGGCATGACAAGGTGATGAATCCCGATCCCGTACTGGTTGGGACAAGGGCCAAGCCTGAAGGGCAGTACGGTGATGACTATTACCTTCTTGCACGCTGGGGCGATGCGTTGGTGGGAATCACTGAACTAAAAAAGACCGCAGAAAAGGCTTTGACGGAAGACTGGAGGCGAAAGATAGAAAAGAAGAAGCTTGAAGTTGCCCAGTTCGAAGCGGCGTTGCCGGTTCATGTGGCGACGAAGTTGAATGGGGAGTGGGTACCTACCCCGTTCTAAAGAAAGTGGAGAGAAGAATGAAGAGATTGGTTTTGATCCTCGTTTTGTTTGTGTCGCATCTTGTCCATGGTGCGACGTGAGGGGGCAACACTTGTGTAGTGAGTCAGGCTGGCTCGCTTCAAACATTTTTTGCCCCAAGCTCCTTTTCTAAAAGTGGTGGGAGAGAGAGCCACGTGTCTATTATATATATGCGTGAAAAGCGTAATAAAGGCTGGTATGGTTCAGACACGTGGCACTCTCCTAACCACGAAACGGTCGAAATAAGTCAAACCCTATTGTCGTTTGAGCACCAAATGCCAAACATATGGCCCTATGACGTACCCTGGAGTCTATCCTTCACGGCACCTTATATGGAGATTGTCCACGAATATGCAGACCAACCAGACCGGGTTACAAGCGGCATAGGCGACGTTATCGTGTCGGGAAACTGGTTTATCATAGGCAAGCCACCGGAACACGCAGATATGGAAGCCTGGCTCCGGCTGCCGTCATACAGCCTGATATTAAGCGGGGGGCTGTCTTTGCCCACGGGAAGCATTGAACGAATACCGGAATTCACCGAAAGCACAAACACAGAAACCTTTATTCCATTGGGCGCCGGCGTAGTTAGGCCAATGATCGGCATTCACGCAATGATCGACTGGGGTGGCTTGGTAGGGCACCTTCAATTTTCAAAGGTTGCTACAGTGAAGCCTAACCGATATGGCTATGAACCCGGTGACAATACGACTTACAGGGTGGGCTTAGGCGCACGGGTGCAAGAAGACGTGCAGGTCGGCTTAATGCTTGATATGTCGCACTTACAAACAGACAAGGTCAACGGAAGAAAGCTGGCAAGGGGTGGTGGCTGGCGCTGCGCTGTTCAGCCACAAATGCAATGGAGACCTTCGCCAGATTACACAATATACGGCGCGGTAAACGTACCGTTTTACCATTCGTATGATTTTCCAACACTGGATAGTAGGTGCCGGCTGGAGATCGGCATTAGGTTTAATTTCTGAGTTTTTGCAGCAAGCGTAATTCCAAGAATCAATTCCGAGGCGTGTTGTAAAAGCGTTTTATGTAACAGAAGGAGGCGGATATGCCACCAGAATTGATCAAAGTTAAACATCAGCTGTTGACAAAGAATTTAGCCAAACGAATGTTGCGGCTGAAGACCTTTGCGGGAGACCGGATTTATCGGAAGGCCAGAAAGGAATTCCTTCTGGAGGAAATGAACCAGGGGAATTTCACATCTACGCGGTTTGGGATACTGGTTTTCAGAGGGGACGACTGGCGTGGAAACGGAAGGCATACATCAGAAGCCTTTTTAGACGATAGATGTAATCCACCAAACGACATCATCGTTACCGTTGAACGCTGGAAGGCCGAGACCATCAAAGACTTCTCTATTTTCTTTGAGAGCTTTGATCAACAGACTAGTGTTCGAGCGTTTGTGGATTGTGCAAAAGCCAGGGCGGCGACACATCCTCGATTAACGAACATCTCCCGAAATGGGCTAAGTAGGGGGATCGCTGGTCTGCATATGTTTTACACCAGGCATCCAAACCTGAGCTTTTGCAGGCTATTTGGGAAAACAAAAACGCAGAAAAGTCACCCTACCAAATTCTCGCAGCTGTGCCGGCTAGAAATGATTGCGAAAGAAGTAGACGCGTTGTTGTTCTTTGATCGCATTCTCGCGTCATCCCCGAAGTTTATGAATAACCAAGCAATATACTGGGCGATGGTTACGTGTTACAAAGCCTTCCCCGAGGAGGCTGAGTTGTTCTGGCTGTCTGTACGAGATGGGGCTTGCTTAAAGCCAGATTCTCCAGAGCTAGTTCTCCGGAACTTCCTAATCGATGATACCTACCGAAGTTATCGACGGGATCCACAGTCACGAAAAATTCACCATAATCGTATGGTTTGGTTGTGGTATGCCTTTCTTGAACGGAGAAAGGTTCGCAAGCTTCGCATGCCGAAGAAGTACGAAGAGTGTATTTTGTCAGGTGATCCTAGCGTAAAGGCAATTATTCCAAAGAGGGCAAAAAACAAAATGTAAGAAAGGAGATGCATCTTGCTACAGGAAGAACAGAAAAGCGTAATTTTGGCTCCTGTGAGGGAGTTAAACCGTAAATTCACAATGACGCCGACGGCCCTTATTTTCAATGAACCTCCAACCGTACAAGAGTGGCAAGACATTCTTGTGTTTGCAAGCAAAGCGTCTTCCTGCAGCCAGTGGGCTGTGGGGGACGCTCTTGTTTATGGGTATAAGCGGTTTGAGCGTGGGCAGTATGAGGAGGCGATGGCGGTTACCGGATTGGAGAAACAGACGTTAAGGGTGCTCAAGAACACTTCAGCAAGTGTTGAACCGTTGATTCGAATCAACGACTTGAGCTTTTTACATCATCGCCTCGTAGCGCCCATGGGGGCCGTTGATCAAAAATACTGGCTGGGACGGGCGGCTGAGGGTGATTATGACGAGAAGGCGGGCTGTAACAAGATGTGGACGGTTGCTCGACTGCGGCGCGAGATCCGGCTTGCGAAGGAAAAAGAAGAAGCAGTTGATGTTCTGTACGAACCCCAAATATCGCAGATGTCATATGAGGTATGGTTGCCACAGCAGCCCGCATGCGACATTCTTCTTACCGATCCTCCATACTCTACGGAAATCAAGGACATCGATGCTTTTGCAAATACGTGGTTGCCCGTTGCCGCAGAACGGGTGAAAACAACAGGGCGCATTTATGTCTTCACGGGAGCGTATTCAAAAGAGCTGCGGGCTTATATAGAGGCCTTCGAAAAACATGTACTGCCGTTAGGCTTTTCTGTCCCGCAGGTATTGGTTTGGACGTGCGAGAACACGCTGGGCCCCTCCCCAAAAATGAACTATAAGCTCAATTGGCAAGCTGTGTTTTATTCCCACGGACCCGATGCGGAACCATTAAACTGCGAAAGATTGCTAGAGCAGCTTTCCGTACAGAAGATCAACGCCCCAGACGGGAGGCAGGGTGATCGATTTCATGCCTGGCAGAAGCCTATAGATCTTGCCTGTCGTTTTGTAAAACATAGCGCAAAGGAGGGGGATGTCCTCCTGGACCCTTTCGCGGGAACCGGCACACACTTGCTGGCAGGGGCGCGAGGGGGACTAAGGGCGTTTGGTTGTGATGAAAGTCGCGCAATGATAGATATTTCTGTGCAGCGCGGTTGTAGCGAAATAGGGTAACACAAAAAATGGAGGTGATATGTGTAAAGCCAATAACCTGGACAGACTGATCGCGGAGGGGATAAAGAGCCAGAATCACAGTTTTGAATACAATATCGCCAAGAGACGATTTGAAGACGCTCGGCGACTACTCGAAGAGGTATGGGCAGAGCATGAGGACGATATAGGGCTTTGTCGCGATATGGATGGGGCAGTTATCCCGCGCGTGTTAATAGACAGGATCGAGGAGTTCTTGGACAGGACACCAAAACAATGAATAAAGAACACGGCGAAGCTGTATCCGTTGCAATTGTGCGAATGGCAAGCCTAATCTCCGAAATTGTCGACGGTATGGAGGATATGCTTGTCGCGGAGCCAAGTACTTTATCGCTTACCAATAACATGCACGAAACCATGCACTGGATAGAACACGCTTTACGGGCACGTGATTACCCCCGAGCGGTAAACTGCGTTCGTGCCCTGGTAAAGCAATCGCTGATTTTTATCTACAAAAATGAAAGGAAAGAAGATGACAGAAGAAAAGCTAGTGAAGGACAAACTGAAGCACTCAACAATCGTAAAAACCATGAACCGGGTTGATTTCATTAAAGACGGAATTGCCATAGCAATCTGCTTCCTTGGCTTTGTCACCCTGTTCATGTCAATCCTCTATGGCAATATATACGTACGTGTCCCGGCGATAGCGTTCGCTGGGGCAACGGCTGTGGGGATTTACGTAAGTCGTCGTCTTAACCGGTACACAGATCGACTATGGCGGGAGAGGGAATAATGTTTTTCGTACAAACCCTAAAATGTAGCATTGTTGACGTATCTAATGGAAGTATCGAAATCCGGAAATCCCCTGACCCGGAGGGTAGCTATTACTGGCTAATCTATCAGCCTCATAACCACACACACACCTATATGCTGGTACTGGCATCCGGTACTAATGAAGAAATGTCTATGCTGGCTATAGAACTATTTAACGCCATGAAAAAGCCACACGAGCAGGGATTTGTGATACCTGATTTTACTGACTATAGCGAAAGAAGAGCGAAGGAGGAATCATGCGAAGAATCGCAATCGTAACACTATGTTTACTGTGTGGGTGCATAGGGTACCAGAACAAGACAAGGGCCTATGTCTACACACCTATGGGGGAGAAGTCCTACCGCAATGTTGAAGTCACACAGCTTCACGCAGGACGAATACAGTTCTGGGCAAATGGACGAATTGTGTTTATCCAGGGGGATGCGATCATTGAGATTGAAAGGGAGGGGGATTAATGCCAAACATATGTAAAATCTATCTACGTGGGTCAACGTTTCCACACAAAGACGCGATCAAGGCCTACGAATACGGGGGTGAACGGCTATTCTCCTGGGATAAGAACGCCAGGGAGTGGCATGCAAAAGTCGTCGAACGTGACGTGCCACGCATACGCAAAGAAATAAACTCCATCGCACAGGGGGTCAGCGTGCTAATTGATCCCAATAGTATTACGGGGGTAGAAGGGAAAGACGACAAGGCGCCTTCCCCATATATGCTTCCCAAGGAAATCAGGCGAAATTCCCACGTCCGTGTCGTTGTCCTATTTCACGACCAAGACACCAGCAAAATTACAACCATACCGAAGCCAAACACCGAGGACGACTACTTGCGCTTCGCTAATGTCAAAGACAATACCTGGGAAGTATTTGTCCCATTTGAAGAAGCTGAATCAACGTTGGCAATTGTTGAACACACCCACATGAAGGCCGAATGCTTCGTTTGTTATGCCTTCGGCACTCACATGGCCCGTATCGATCAGGAACTTGAACCCATACCGGAAGAAGAAATTCCTTTTTGATAACGTAAGAAAGCGAGTATACTTCTATAGACGCTTTTCTTCGTCTTCCTCACGTGCTGGGGAGGCATAGATTTCCTTTCTGGGGCCCGGGTGTCATATCCAGCATCCGGGCCTTTTACCCAGGGAGATAAAAATGCGTTACCTGTTTCCTTTTTTGCTTTTTTCCTTCATGGCCACCGTTTGTATCTTCTTCTTTGTTGTCACGGGGGGCTGGATCCTCGGCTATACGGTTTTGGGGTACGCCGTAGAGACGTGGTCAGCGGAGCACTTTGGCTTTATAGCCCTTTTTTGGATTGGCCTTATTGTTATCTCGACAGCATTCACTGATATGCACGGAGATTAAAATGAATAGCCTACGACAAACACTACATTCGTCACAAATCGCCATGACCCTGGCTGCTGTGTTCTTCGTCTTAGTATTTGTCACCCTGCGTCAGAACTTCATGGCCTGCCTTGTTGCGGCAAGCATTGTAACCACTACAGCAATCGTCAGCGTGATATCCATTGCCATAGCCGCCTTACATACTTATCGGAGGTCCAAAGACTAAAACACGGAAGGAAAGAAGAATGAAGAGAATTAAGAAACACTGGGAGAGGGCCATTTTGGTATTAATGGCTATTTGTATTGCACTGCTAATCTTCGGTGCAGGGGAACCCCAAGGCAATGGTACTGAAGAATCTCCATTCTACGCACCGTCACGACAAGAACTTACCCTTGAATGGAACAACAACAACATCGGAAACCTCACCTATGGAATCCACGCCGAGATCTATAATGCCGATAACGCTTTGGTCCACAGCTTCTCAGTCACCGGTGATGGCATATTTAACCCAGCGCTGGAACAACACCGAATCATTCTGTACGAACATATCAGGGATCTGCCCAATGGAGTTTATTGGCTACAAATCCGCGTCGAAGACCCACAAGGCAATCTCAGCGATTGGAGCGATCGCTGCTGGTTCGAAAAAATGTTCGCAACTGTAAACCGACCCACAGGATGTAAAATATTTTAGCATTTTAGTTGGATCCGTCTAAACGACGAAAAAATTTCCCATTTTAGATAGGCCCAACTAAACGGTGAAAATTTTTCTGGTTTTAGTCAGGCCAAACTAAACGGTGATTTTTTATAGGAGGTAACAATGGATCGTTTAACTTTAGGGGCCATGGAGGAACTAACCTGCCCATTTTGTGCTAACTCCCCAAAACATGGTGGACAAAAAAACATTGTAGGAATAGGGCCGTTTCGTGGGCTGGGAGAAAAAGAAGAGGACCCTGTATTGACCTTCATGCCAAGTGTAAGCTGTCAGAGATGTTCGCATTACTGGAATTATGAAGAGGACCAGGTCGAAAAAGCTTTATATCATCAGTGGCGAAAAGAGCAAAACGAAATAAATAAACGAAAGGCTGATTGTGATTAAGCAAAACATGGAGGTCTGGGTCACCGAAGACGGAAAAGTCTTTCCCATAGATGAAGAATCTAAAGCACACAGCCATGAAGTTGAATGCATTATGGGCTCCAAACTTCAAGGATACCTGGCAGGCAAAGTCCAGTCTGGAGACTTGCCGCAAATAGTCTACGCCCTCACTACATACCACGAAGAAATCGGAAAAATCCTACATGAGTACAAGGTGCAGGCAGCTTCCCCAAACTTCGACTCCGGCATACGGCAACTGGTCACCCGTACTTTTGAAGACCCCGCTGTCAGGGTCCTCGTCGTAGACTTCATTCTCACGAAAATCGAAGACATCGTCGCAGAATGGAATCGACGATAAAATAGTAGACAATTCACCGACCGACTGGTAAGCTCCACGCTATCAGCCGGTTAGAACACACACATACAGTTTGACAGGCCGGGGGGTCTCCTCCAATGCCCCCCGGTCACCCTCCCTCCTTCTTTTTTCTGGCCTATATCCAGCTTCCGTGTTATTCTAAATTCAGAAAAGAAGTCCCTTTGCTGGAGAGAAATGCCATGAAAAGACTGTTCCTATCCATCTGTATGGTGGCTGTTCTCGTTAGCTGCCGCCTTACAAAACCCACCTATTTAGACGTTCATCCCGAAACTTTGGACAAAATCGCCGCCATTCTGGGCAAAGACACAGAAGCGGCACTCGCCGAAGACCGTGACAAACTACGCGCCGAATTGTCCAAAGAATTAGGTATGAAGGTTGAGAAAATATGGAACGAAAACAACAAAGTCACCGCGGAAATCGAACCAGCCACCGACGCTGCCTTAGATACAACCTTCGAAACCGGTATGAAAGACCCAGGTCAACCAAAGGCCTGGCTGACCGGGTTGCTGGCTGGCTGCGCCGTTCTTTTCGGTGGGCTTATCGGTAAGCGTGGGAAAAAAGAAAGGAAGTAGCAAATGTCAACAACCACCAAAAAAGATACCAATGACGCCAAAGGACTCCTACAGTCAAAGACCGTATGGGGGGTCATCCTTATGGTATTCGCATTTTTCGCACCAAAGCTCGGGCTTGACCTAAACGCCGAAACACAGTCTGTGATCTCCGATCAACTCGTTACAATCGTCGGAGCGGTCCTTGCCATCATTGGCCGTGTCAATGCGTCAAAGGACGTTAACGGCGTAATTTGAGGCACACCATGCGCGTAAAAGGCAAGTTCACCGAACAAGAAACCGACGAATTCATCCGGATGGCCGTTACCCTTCTGGGCAGCAAAATGTACACCACAAGCGAAGCTGCCGACATTCTGCAAATCGAGTTCGGCGGGAGCCGCAGAAACACAATGTTGCTCATTGATCGCGCGCGTAAAAAAGTACGGGAAGAATTGGACGTAGAAATCGAAGATCAACGATCAGCGTTGATCAAGTTCTACAAAGATCTAATCCGTAGTGATACCGTGTCCACAAGGGAGCGCATTCGTGCAGCTGAGGCTCTAACCAAACTCATGGCTATAAGCAAGCCTCCTGTCGTCGCAGAAGAAGCCAAGCCGCAGCATATTGAATTAATCCTCCCCGATTGGCGATCGGCATTGAAAGATGCCAGAGACAAGGGCCTGCTTAAGAGTGCCGGAGGCAATGGGAAAAAGCCACCGGGTGACAACGGAAACGGATCGCGATAGCCCATGGCCGTGAATGATCATCGTGTGTTTGTCGTGGTTTCTCGTATGGGCTACCACAACAGCTGGGCAGGTCAGGTCGGAAGAGCCATTCGTCAGTGTTTCGAGACATTCGGCTTTCCGGCCTGGCTTGTCTGTACCAACTCCCTCCCCAAAACCGCCGAAAATGATTTATTAGTCTATCTGGTTAACAAACTTCCACCCTCCCACGTTGGCACTCCCGGTCACAAGGTCTACTGGAACTTTCACCCATGTGTCCCTGAAAGGGCGCACGGCTATTCCGGTTACTACCACAAGCACTGGGTAGAGACCGAAAAAAGCCTCCGTAGGGGGCACTTTTGCGCTGTGTTGGAATACGACAAGGTACAGTACCAATTCATGGAAAGGGCTAAATGGCCCGTATGGCACTGCCCTGTCGGATATCACAAAAGCTTCGAAGTGGCGCCGAGTGAACCCCTTCCCCGTGGAATCTACTTCCTGGGGAATCTGAGCACAAAGCGCAGGCACTGGATTGATATAGTAGGGGCGAAGACCGTCAACTACACAACTACCCCATGGGTCCAGAACCGGCTGCTATGCACGCCAGGAGTGCACATAAATGTAAAACTAAGGACCATGGGCTGTTTCCTTGGGCTACGGGTGATAATGCTTCTGGCGTCGAATGCGCGGTGTATCGTTACCGAGAATTCGGGCTGGTCACCATTAAAACGTGGGAAGCATTGCTTCGAAGCGACCAAGCCGGAGAAAATGAAAAGGATCTGCGCCGATCTAATGAGGCATCCGGAGGAATGCGAGAAGATTGGTAGACAAGGTTACGAATTCGTAAAAACACACCTACGGCTTGAGGCGTCACTGGTACCCGTCATCCGTGAAGTTTTAGGTGTCACACTGTAATCAGTATTACAACCGCTTAATGGCCATTTGTCGTTTAATTAGAAAAGAACTACAAAAATGTGTACAAATCATTTCGTCGTATTCATTTACGAGTAGTCATGCTACAGATAGTCGGAATCCTGAGTTTGTTTCAGAAAAAAAACATGTAGAAACTCCTATATATAAAGGGACAAAAGTATGCGACCAGGTTTGACTGAATACTGCCCCGGGATGTGGGACTTGGTACGAAAGACGGTGGGAATCCCCAAAGTTGCGGTTGAATTGGGGACCCGTTATGGCGACTGGGCACATGGGCTACTAACCCATGTCGGCGCCGAACAGCTGTTTTGTATCGATCCATGGCGCAATGCCAGGGGGCGGTTTGTGTGTGCCGATGTATGGTTGGCGAATTTGGAGAAGTGGGCCTTTAAGAACGTTTTCCCATTGCGGGGCAGAAGCGTCGAGTGGGGAATAATGCTACGTCACTTAAAGGTTGATTTACTGTATGTCGACGGGGACCACCATCACAAGGCGGCGCTGGCAGACCTGGAGACCTGGTGGCCCATGGTACGGTCGGGGGGCCTCATAATGTGCCATGACTACAATGAACGTGAAGTAAATGGCGCTGTCAAAGAGTTTGAGCAGAAGATTGGCGTCGAGTTCGGTGTGGGTGGCTGGGGGCCATTGATAAGCCGGCGGGGCCTCCTGACAGCCTGGCTGATAAAGCCATAAGGAAGATGTTGATTAAATTCCCAATTGATCCATTTGACCGTCAAGTGACGGCGCTATTGTCCGAAACCGAGGTAACGGCGTTAGTCTCCGGGGCCCGTGGCGGAAAGACGCAAACCGGCGCTTGTGCGGCGACGATATGGGCATTGGAGCAACCGGGCTATTTAATAAAAGATATCTATGCCGATGAGCCATATGTGATAATGATCGGCGCCCCCACATTCCCCCTCCTCTATACCGTAATAGTGCCGACAATGCTGCGTATGTTGCCCGAGGAATTGGTGGTTGGGAGGTATAACGAGACGAAGAAACGGATTATCGTTCAGGGGCAATATGGGCTGTCCTATATCTATTTCCGGTCTGGGACAAAGGTATCGTCATGGTACGGCATGAAGCCATATAGGGTATGGCTTGACGAATTCCCTGTTGTGAAAGAGGAGCTATATGACGAAATCCAGACCCGGCTAAGTGACACCAAAGGACGAATGCTTTTGACGGGGACGCCACAGGGGCCCAATTGGGCGTATCACCGGATATACGTTCCGTGGCTAAATGGCGATGAACGAATCAATTTCTACACATGGCGTACTGTCGACAATCCTTATATAGACCCCGAGTTCATTGAAAGTAAGCGAAAATCCATGCCGTCACGGTACTTCAAGCGAACGTTTGAAGCGACGTGGGACACGTTCGAGGGGCAGATTTATGAGGAGTATTTGCCGGATGTCCACCTTCAACCTCGTAAGAATTTCAGTTTCTTCTTGCCTAAAACAGGGCAGCGTATGGGGAAGGGGGAGCAACACGTTCGGCTTCGGAGGGTTGTGGCTGGTGTGGATTGGGGCTATGGCCCCGGGCATGCTGGTGTAATCCTGGTTTTGGGCTTAGATACGACCGGTCGGTGGTTTGTTCTCGAGGAATCAGTATCTGAGCACTTATTGAAAACCGCCGAGCCCCTTGTCGATTCATGGACAAGCCGAGCGCGGGCTTTGGCGATTAAATGGGAAATAGAACGTTTTTATTGTGATACGGAAGATCCCGAAGCAATAGCACAATTCAGGCGGTCGGGTATCAAAGCGCAGGGGGCCGTGAAGGATGTATTAGCGGGAATACAAGCTGTTGCCCGCTACCTTCACATTGACGAAGACACGCTCGAACCACGGTTAATTGTCTTGTCAGATTGCCGGGCGACGAGTGAGGAATTTACCTATTATCATTGGCAAGAGGGCAAAGAGAAGCCTGTGAAAATCAATGATAATTGTATGGACGCATTGCGTTACGGAATTTACACTGATGGCCTGAGAGGCAAGTTCAAGCATGAACCCGCCTATTCAGCATAGGGAGAAGAGACATGCCGGATCGAGATAAGAAACTACTGGAGCAGCTAAATGCGAAGCATCCAGATTATGTGGCGTGGGTAGAAGAATGGGAGCGTTACCGAGATGTGCTTGGGGACGAGCTTGTCGACAAGCAGAAATATCTGGCCAAGAACGTATTTGAGGCAGATAGTCAATATTCCTTCCGTTGTGAGCTTTCTGAGTTTATCCCCGAATCAGGGCGGGCGATTGAGAAGATAATAGGCGCCCTATATAAGGAAAAGCCGAAACGTGAATGGACGGGATCTGAATCTTTAATTAAAGAATTTCAGGATAACGCCGATCGGCGTATGAATTCATGGAATGCCGTTTCGGAGGAAATAGCCTGGAATCTGTTGGGGTATGGCACAACACGAACGCTTGTGAATGTGCCGGCGGTGCAGTTGCCGGAATTGCCGGGGACGGGATTTGTGCCAGATACACTGACGCGGGCTGAGGAGAAAAGCCTGAAGATTCGCCCCTATGTGATTAATTACACACCTTTGTCGGTGATCGACTGGAATGTGTCCCCCGAGGGGGAATTGCTAATGGTGCGGATTAAGGAAGAGGGACATGCCCCGGCAAAGCCAGGGGAGCCCCACCGGAAGTCCGAGCGATTCATTCAGTACGATACGGAGAATGTGACCTGGTGGATTTTCGTCGAGGACGAAAAGAAGGGTGAAATGATCTTGTCCGAGGGCCCAATAATGCGAAACCACAATTTGGGCATGGTCCCCATGGTGTGTGATTCGCTGCGTGAAATTAAGCCTATGATCGGGCATTCCTTCATTCGGTACGCTTCCCGGGCGGACATTCAGAAGTATCGATCTGAGTCGGATCAGGCTTACGACCTTTATATGCATGCCCATCCACATTTGGCGATATGGACCGAGGAAACGCTGAAAGACGTGGGGATAGGGTCGAATTCCTATTTAAAACTTAATCCCGGTTCTTCGGGCGCTTCCCGTGAAGATGCCAAGTACCTGGAAGCCCCAGCCTCGTCATTTAGCGCCCTGAAAGAGGTTATCGAAAATAAGCTGAATCAGATATACCGCCAGGCGAATACCGACCCCATGGGGGTACTCCAGGCGGGAACCTCGACATTTCAGGCTTCTGGCGTGGCGCGGTCTTGGTCCTTTGGAACGTCCGAGGCCCGTGTCTTGTCAAAGGTAGCCGACCGCATGACACAGATCGAAATGAAGACCATAGAGCTTGTCGTGCGGTATCAGACCCCCGGGGAATTGCCCCCACCGGAGGAGTTTGTATTTAAGGGTTCGGTGCAGTTTCCCGAGGAGTTTGATATGTCAGCCACACAAACCCTCCTTGACGAAACGGCGCAAATTGCTGGAATGATCAATTCCGAACGTTTGCTGCGAACGCTACACAAGAGAATCGCAAGCTCCAAGGTGGGTGACACGTCGGCGCAGGTTTTGAAGGAAATCCACGAGGAGATCGAAAACAACGATCTGATAGGTACACAAGTAGGAAAATCGTTAGATCCTTTTGAAATGCCATTATTCGGCCAGAATGAGTCGGAAGACAAGAAGGAAGAAGATGGCGACGAGGATGAAGAGGATCAAAAGAAGAAAGAAGATTAATACTTTACTAGGTGGCGGCTTCGCGATATATTAAGCGAAGACAGTTGCTTAAGATTTCTTAAGGTACTGTGATAGGAGAGATTAATGTTTGTAGTTAACAAATTACTCCGTGACAAATTTGGTTCGTCGATGTGTTTTGCTGGCGAAGGTGATGGCGTTGGTGCCGGAACACCGGGTTCTTCAGTAGGGGCGCCGGCGGGTGGAACGGGGGCCCCCGGAGGGGGTGGGGGTGATGGTACTCCTCCAGTAGGTGATGGCGATAAAGGACAACCGGACGACAAGGGGGGTGATGCTCCCGTGAAGTCAAAGGATCCTGATTTTGTCACACCTACGAGACTGACACAGGTTCTAGATGCACGTGGTCGGAAGGCCGATGCGGCGTATAAGAAGCTTGAAGCACAAAATAACGAGCTTCGATCGTCTATGGCAAAGATGCAAGAAATGATTGCCAAGATAGGCGAAGGGTCACCCAAACCCGACAAAAAGGGTGAAGATGGGAAAGACAAAGAAGACCCAGAAAAGGTGGAGCTACGCCGTGCTGTGGATGAGCTTAAGAGGAAGTTTGAGACTGCAGAATCTCGCGCCGAGGAGCAGACCAAACTTCGACGAAATGAGACATTCAAGCGAAAGGTCATCGACGCGTTGGTTGAGGCTGGCTGCACCAAGCCTGAAGCAGCGTTCCGTGTGATACAACCAGATCTCAAATCAGACGAAGAGGTCACCCGTGTTTTCGCTACGGTGAAAAGTGATTATGGCGAGGAGGACTTGGACGTGAGCGACTATATTCGTCGTGTCGTGGCCGAGGATGAATTGCCGGAACTTTTCAAGGGCAAGATGCGAGCAGGGTCACCGGCGGGAGGTGATGCTGGTAGTGGTGGCGGAGCTTACGTCTTTACGAAAGAAGAGATCTTAGAACATCCCGAGCTTTATGCAAAAGACCCTGAGAAGGCCCGAGCGGCAATTGAACAGGGTAGGGTCAAAGGGGTAAAACCTCGCGGCCAGAATTAAACCGACAATCGCAAATATTGAAGTGAAGAGAGATATTACGAAATGGCTCTAGTATCTACAATTTACCCGCCAGAGGTATGGGCGATTGAGTCGCTCATGGTTCTCCGGGATAATCTCGTTATGGCAGGGCTCGTGCACCGAGATTTCGAGAATGAGGTTGCCAAGGCTGGTGACACAGTCAGAACACGTAAGCCCCAGAAGCTTACTGTTAATGATTTCAGTCAGCAGTCAGGGACAAGCGCAGATCTCGAATTGCTCGCTCCCGAGAACTTGAATGCTAACGAAGTCACCGTTGTGCTGGACAAGCACAAATACACCAGCTTCATTGTGGAAGACCGCGATGCAGCTACGTCGATCAAAGATCTTGTCGCGGAATTCATCTTCCCCGCAATCGTTCCCATCGCACAGCAAGTTGACGATGATATCATGACGGAATACACAACCGGTACGGATGTGCTTTCCTCGAGTATCACCGCAGTTGCTGCGGATACTGTTGGGGCAGGTGCGGCGCTGGACGAAAACGACATTATCGAAGGTCGTAGAACGCTCAATGCGAACCAATGTCCACAGGGTGGTCGAAACTTGGTACTGGGAACGAACCATGAGGCAGATATCCTCGGTCGTCCTTTGTTCCACCAGGCGAGTACTTCTGGAAGCACTGGCGCATTGAGAGAGGCCTTTATTGGCCGGGCGTTTGGTTTCAACACTTACATGAGTCAGAATGTTCCTGCAGCAAGCGACACAGACGGCACCGCGCAGTCTATTGCTTTCCACCGGAATGTAATGGCGCTTGTTACAAGACCATTGCTGCCAGTTCCACCAGGTTATGGCGCTGTGTCTTCAACCCAAACCATGGACGATGTCGGGATTCGGATTACCAATAGCTATGAGCATCGTGCTAAGGGTATTGTGATCAGTCTTGACATCCTCTACGGGGTCAATCTGCTCGACGTGAACTTGGGAACTATCCTCAATCCTTAGAAAAGAAGTGAAGAGAGGAAGTGGACCGGCGTACTGGGATTCTGGTACGCCGGTTTTTTGATTTGGAGATAAAAATGAAGAAACAAATCATAATGGTGACAGGTCTTCCGCGAACGGGGTTGAATCTGGTGACGCGGATTGTCGAGCTTCTGGGTGTCCCAGGGCCGGAGGTCAGGGGGCGTCTAAAAAAGATAACGCCATCAGGCTATTTTACCGATATTCCTTTCCGCTCCGGGAAGGTGGATCGGGAAGCACCGTGGGTTTTCAAGAATTCAGGGTTTGCCTCGGAAGAAGAGGCGCAGAAATTCCTTGATATGAGTAACCTTGTTGTGATTGAATGTCGACGTGATCAGCTTGCCATTCAGCGGAGTTTGCACAGAGCCTGGTGCATACAGAATGAGATGGACCCAAAAGAATGGACGTTTGATAAGGCGAGTAAGAGTGTCCGGCACTATGTGCGTAAGTGGTCACATAGGGGGCATTACTTCTTGTCTAGGTGGAATGGCCCGAGGTTTATAGTGAGCTTTGAAGGCCTTATCGCAAAGCCGAGGCGGTACGTGAGGCGGATTTCGAGCTTTCTTGGCGTGGAACCATTGGATAAGGCGATAAAGCTTGTGAACCCGAAATGGGCGCATTTTAAGCCGAAGGTTTAGTATGTAGAGGATGACATGCATGCAACGATTTTGGCGGCGGGGTTTCAAACTAGATTAAACAAGTCACGACCAACACCCATGCTAGCGGCTGAGAAGCCGAAAGCATTGTTGCCATTAGGAGGCGGCGTTGCCTTAATTGATTTCCTAGTGAATTGGTTGGCATTGGATGCAGTGGGCTGTATTCACGTGGTTCATAATGCGATTCACGCACACCAGTTCATGCAATGGCACAAATCGCTTCAGTGGCGCCCCACAAGGCGGCGTCGCGACCCTCCTTACATTCGGCTAAGGAATACTCGTGTAGAGCGCTTGATTGATCGTAGGGGGTCTGTAGGGGATCTGGCGTGGAATTTGGGGGAAGTCGGCTACACGAAGAAATACGGCCATATTATCGTTTTTGGTGATAATGTCTTTGTCGACCCTACTGTGGAGGAGTTGGTGGGAGATGGGGATGTTACGACAATCACCGCACGGCATAAGGGAACGCTTGCAAGACATAGTGGGTCATGTTTGGGCTGTATCGATGTTGTAAAGAACGAATTGGGGGAAACGGGTACGGGGGATTACCGGGTTGCCGGCCCTATTTATCTGGCGCCGCAAGACACTCTGAAGGTGCGGGAATATGCAAGGCTGTGTCAGTTGGCGGAGGTGCCCTGTGACGACTTTGTTCCCTTCCTTGGCTGGTTGAAGAAGGAGTCACCGATACGGGTAAAGGTGGCGCCGGGGGCGTTTTTCGATATTGGAACGGAAACCGATTTGCGCTTGGCGTTGAAGATGTTTGCAAGGGGGCCTGTTAATTAATGCGGTACCTTCAGGGAACGGTCACCCTTAGCCATCCAAGAAGTGGGCTGACATGGTTACGGTACACCTTTAGGAAATTGGGATACAAGCTTGAGGTCAATCATGCTGGGGTTGGGTTGGTAAGGACAAATGCAAGAACGCTGAGGATTGGAATTAAGCGTTGGGCCGGTCGGCGTGTTTTGTTTCTTGCTCGTGACCCCAGGGATATGCTTTTGTCTAATTGGCACGCTATTGGGGATGCAGTTGACTGTGAAACGTTGGAAGATTTCTTGTTTAGCGAGCGATGGGGCGTAAAGCCCTTTCTTAAGTGGGTGAACTTCTGGTGGAAAAATCGGGCATGGTTGGACGACCTACGGATTTTCCATTACGAGGATATGAAAGACGATTATAATAAGGTATTCCATGAGATTTTGGATTACGTGGAGGTATCGGTTGACGACCGAAAGATTGCGGCGGCAATTGAGGCGGCGTCATTTGATAGAATGAAACAAGCAGAAAGGCTTGGCCCATTGTTTCAAGATCTGGGCGGTGGTGTTGTAGCGGTTAGGCGTGGGGAGGTCGGCGCCTATCGGGACGAAATGAAGAAGGGGACGATAGATAGGCTTAATGCGGCGCTGAAAGATCTGCCGCCTATGTTAGAAAGGTATCAATCATAGATGTGTGCAAAACAAAAGCCATATGGCGCAGTGACCCATGACGACTGGCGGCTGTTACATATGTCGTTAGACGAGGCAATAAAGGCGCATAGTATAAATGGCGGGTCATTTGTTGAAATCGGGACACTGAGTGCGAAGACAACAAAAGCGGTGGCGGAGGTACTCCATGACAACCGGGTTTTGAGTACATTGATAACAATCGACAAATCCCCGGCTGCACGGTCGGCTTTTGACGGACAGTTTAAAGATTGGTGGGGAACGGTTTCCGTTCAGTTTGTGCAAGGGCTGTCGAAAGACGTTTTAGGCGATTGGGACGACTTGAAGGTTGTTTGGGCATTTGTTGACGGTTGCCATTGTGAGGAGTGCGTTGCGGCGGATATTGCTAATTTGATTCCGAAGATGGTGCCTGGTGGAGTGATTGTTTTTCATGACGCCGGCATTCAGGCAGCGTTGGGAATGACGGTGCACAAGAAGTACCACGGCGACGGAAAGAAGAGACTGTATGGTGTAACAACGGCCATTGGGAAGAGTGAAGGATTGAAAGACTTCGAGCTATTGTATTCGTGCCAGGCAAAGCTAAGGCCGCCGAATGAGCCCACCCCCATATTCGGCGGGGTCCAGGTATGGCGAAAACCGTGGGCGGTAAATTAATGATAATAGAAGATAGGCAACAGGCCCCTTTATGGAAGCGTGCAAAAGTGCCGGAAAGAGACTACGCCGCAATTAACAACTATCGTCCGGAAATGTGGAAGCTAATAAAGGGACACCGCACTTCGTTCGAACAGATAGTTGTTGAAGTGGGGTCACGGCGGGGGGCATTTGCTTCTGGCTATTTGAAGCACTTCGACGACGATTTCCTTTTTTGTGTTGACACATGGGCTGGGCGCCGGGGGCAAGGCGATTATCTGGCATGGTTACGCCGTGTCGAGCCATGGCTATATGACAGGTGTTACCCATTGCATGGGGAATCACTATTTCACGCTAAGGTATTTCCCTGTATGGCAAATGTCATTTTCATAGATGCCCTCCATGATTACGATAATGTTAAGAAAGATATATTGGCGTGGTATCCCTTACTGGTTAAGGGTGGGCTATTTCTAATGCATGATTATCAGCAGCAGGGCGTGAAGGCGGCTGTAGATGAGATATTCCCCACCGTAACAACGGCATATTTGGGGATGCAGAAGGCTATTACCGCATGGGTTATCAAAGAATGAGGGATCGATGGCGAAAGTAATCTGTTTCGATATAGACGGCGTATTGACGGTAGAAGCAAATGCAAAGCACGACGATCTTGCGGGGTCATACATTTACCGCAGGCCTAACGACAGGGCACTGGAGGTAATAATGAAGGCCTATGACGCGGGCTGGTATGTGTTGCTGTTCACGGGGCGCCGGGAGGCACAGCGTCGGATTACGGAAGACTGGCTCCATGCACACAAGTTTCATTACCATGCATTAGTGATGGGCAAACCCTATTTCACATATGTGATTGACGATCGGATATTAGGTGCCACAGTAGATGACCAATTAGACGCGTTCGAGAAGATTATTGATACGAGCGCCAATGCATTGAAGGAGTTGTTTAATGGCGAACATCCACAATAGAAACTGCATAAAGGAGCATTGGGGGACACACAAGGGCGAAGATGCCTTTGTTATAGGAACAGGTACTTCTTTGACCGGTTTTAATTTCGCACGTCTTCGGGGCCGGCTAACCATAGGCCTGAATGACGCATTGAAGGTACCCGGGTTGGATTTGGCGTTTTCCATATTCTGTGATGTGGGAGTGTGGAAGCGATACAAAGATATGACGCTTCACCCAAGAACGCAATTGGTTTGCCAGAAGCGTGCCCGTGATCAATACCTTAGACACGAAGGTTGTAAATTCATTGAGCAGCTATGGCACTTCAACCACGTATCACAGGCCCGGCAAATGCAAGAAGACAACGCTGACCTTTACGTTTCTCGTACCGTTGCGACGGCGGGAATTAGTATGGCGTGGAAGCTTGGCGCCCGGCGGATATTCTTGTTAGGGGTTGACGGGCACAAGCTGTCACGGCGAAGTAAGAAAACCGGCAAAATGGAAGACGTGTATTATCATGATGGATCTTCGAAGGGGAAGGAGCGCCGGAAGTTCAAAGAGGTGAAGCTCGATAGCGATACCGTGAAGGTAATCCAAGACCGTCATGAATGGTGGGTAAAAAACATGAAGGAGCTTCGGGACTACTTCGACAAGCGGAAACTGTATCCCGGGCCATGGCCGGGGCCTGGCATATATACGCTAAACAAGATTTCTACGATAGAGCCTTGGCAAAAGCTAAAGGTGAAGACTGTGTTAGGAAAAGGGTGCTTCAAAGAATGAGATACAAAGTAGAGAAGACATTGCCGAAGGAAATCACAGAAGGCCTCAAGAAGCCAATGATGCACGTCAGCGAATTCCCGTGGTTCGTGAAGTCCATAGAATTGGCCGCACAGGAGGGCCCTAAAGGGATCTTCGTTGAAATCGGCGTTCGTAAGGGTAAGTCCTTCGCTTGTCTTTTGCAGGCCTTAAACCGTACAGGAGCCCCCCAGAGACAGATACACTCGATAGAGCCTGTTGCGGGATCCAGGAACTATTGGGACTTGTATCGAAAGAAGTTCGGAGAAGATATCCCATGTGAGTACTACCGTGGGTTTAGCCAAGACCCAGATATTGTCAACAAGATTACCGCACCTATTGCGTGGTTATACATTGACGGCTGCCATTGTTTTGAGTGTGTCTGGGAAGACATTGACACTTGGGGGCCAAAGGTAACCCCCGGTGGGATTATGGTGTTTCACGATACGCGGATATCGAAGAACTACAATAAGACCGATTACTGTATCCGGCTGGGGGCCAGGCGGCGCTGGGGCGTGAAGCCGGCGATTATGTCGGCGCGTGGAATGAAGAACTTCGAAGTTTTATTCAGGGCTGAAAGCGGCGGAAGCGCGCCGGGGCTTGTCGCATATGTGAAGAAAGGTAGGAGATAATGGCTGATTTGCGATACGCTGGGACCAAGCTAACAGGGCTATCGGGGCTAAAAAAGAAGCTAAAAGGTATGCCTGTTAAGACGGCGATCATTACATGTTCGGGAACAAGCTTCAAAGGCTATGACGATAGCTGGGCGCCGAAGTCTTGGCCACGATTTGCGGTCAATGAAACAATCAAAGAAATGCAGGGTGCCGATTACTGGGTTCTGGCAGATAGCGAAATAGCGCACCAATATTCAAAGCACTGCCCAGAAGAAACGACAGTTTTGGCAATGCGGCAGGCAACTACATTGGTTGGGCACAGGAAGAGGTATCTGCAGAATCATGTGGTCTACAGTGTCGATTCCATGAATAATGTGAAACAGCGCTGGGATAACGGGTATCAGTTCTTTAGTCGTGGAACGGTGATGATCGGGGCCATTGAAATGGCACGGTGGCTGGGGTTTACGCGGTTCTTTGTTTTTGGCCTGGATTGCTTTAGGACGAAGGCCGGTTATTACTATGACGGTCGTAAGCCACAGCATGCATCGGAATGGAAGACTATAGAGATTGAGCGTGTTAGGGGACAGCATAAGAACGGCGACATATGGGTTACTTCGCGACTAAAGCGAATGATCCAGAAGTTAGACGAGGTCAAAGGGGCCGGTTTGTGGAACGACATAGAGGTGTATTGTGTGAATTCCCCCGATTCACAACAAACGGTTGTTCCCAAGATGACGGTGGAAGAATTCAAAGCGAAGGTAGAAGTGTTTAGAAAAGAAGAGGAGAGGGCACGTGAAAGCAGCAACAGAGGAAGATCTGCAAACGTTGACGATAGAGGACAGCGAGGGCTTGACGATAGCGGGGGGCGAGAAGTGCACCTACCTAAGAAGCCTCGAAGAGGCCGCCCTCCTGGTTCAGGTAAGAAACGCAACCGACCTATGCAAAGTAACGCCACCCCAGATCCCGATGCGGCCAGTGTTCGTGGAGATCGGGACGCACCAGGGAAGGGGGGCGGCGGCGATAATCAAGTGCCTGAATAAGCTTGGGTGCCATTCTCGTTTTTTGACATTCGATATTGATTATGAGAACTTTCCCTTGATTCAGAGAAGGCGGTTTTACCCAAGGACAATGTGGGCGGAAAACGGGGAGCCCGTTGCGAACATTGGTCCTTGCAAAGGCGAATTCCACGAAATGCGTGGTGATGAGGGCACGACAGTATTAAACCCTGAGCGCGATTTTGTTGCGTGGGTTTGGGTAGATGGCTGCCATTGTTTCGACTGTGTGAAAAAGGAAATTGACGCATGGGCACCATTGATAGTCCCCGGCGGTTTTTTGCTCTTCCACGACTGTAGCCCTGTGTATGATCCAACAAAGCCGGATCAAGAATATCACGGGAAAGAGGCCGTGCCATTTGGAGTGATTGAGGCGATAGAGAAATCGCCAATTGTTGCAGAAGAATTTGAATTATGGGTGAAGACATCACCGGAAGACCGGCGCAAGGGCTGGTTCGGGGGAACATATGGCTATAGGAAGAAGTAAGAGAATAGCGCACACAAAGGCACCATTGCGAATATCGTTCGTCGGTGGTGGATCTGATTTGTGCAAGATAGAAGTGGGGCATACCGTATCTGCGGCGATAGATAAATACGTACATGTATTCATGAACCGCCGTCAGGATAATCAAGTGATTGTCAACTGGCGTCATCGGGAGGAGGTAAGCCATACGCGGGATTTGCAACATGAGCTAATCCGTGAGTGCCTTCTCAAGGAGGGAATTTGCAGCGGGATAGAAATCACGACATTTGCCGATGTCCCGGGGGTAGGTTCTGGGCTTGCAAGTTCTTCTGCTACAACCGCCGCGACGCTTGGGGCGATCTATGCCCTAAAGGGCTATGACTTAACTGAATGGGAAACCCGGGAATTTTTAGCACAACAGGTTTGTGACGTGGAGCTGAATCGGTTGGGCCGGAGTGGTGGCCAGCAGGATCAATATACAGTTGCCCTTGGGGGGTTTCTGTATCTAATGCACAAAGACAAACGCGTTATGCAAAAGACGGCGCTTCAGGTGGATGATTATGCCATGAAGCGGATGTCTGAGCACTTCATGCTATTCAAGGCAAATAAGGGGAAGGGGCGTGATTCGGAGTCTATACTTCGCGACTTCTGCGAGCCTCCGGGCTTTGGGCGGTCTTGTGAAACCTTGTGTAATGAATTCCTTAGTTTAGTGGATAAGCGGGACTATCACCTTTTAGGTAACCTTGTATCCAGGCACCGAACGCTGAAAGAAAAGGCTTTTTCTAAGTATATGGAAGAGTCTGAGGTGGAGGCAATAAAAGACAAGGCAGGCTGGAATTGGAAGTTGTGTGGTGCCGGTAGTACGGGTCATGTGTTAGTGGCCACAACGCCGGAGACCTGTGAGCAAGATCGAATCAAGTTCGTGGAGGCATGGGGGCCTGAAGTGCCTTTCGATTTCATAAGGACAGGGACGGAGATAATAAGCTGTGAATAGATTGATACGGGCAATGCCGATTCAGCGGGCAAGTTATAAATCACGGAGAACTATCCCAAAGCGAATGCGTGATATGCGTGACCCTATGTTTGATATGCTTGAGTGTGACCCGAAACAAGAAACCTTTACGGTGGTAGAAGTCGGAACGCAATGGGGTTGGTGGGCATATCGGGCAGCGAAGCAACTGCCAGAAAATGTCGTAATCCATTCAGTGGACCCATGGAGTGAAGACGAAGAAAGCTCGAACCATTGGGGGAATGGCCGCACAAATCTACAGGACTGGGCTAAGAACGTGGAGCCTTGGCTGGGAAAACGGGTCTTTGGGTGGCGTGGAACGTCTAAGGAAATCGCCCCGGAGTTCAAGAACGAATCAATTGATTTTATATTCATAGATGGCGACCACCGGGCGGAGGCGCTTTTGTTGGACCTACAGTTGTGGTTCCCAAAGGTAAAACCTGGATCTTTAATTATTGGGCATGACTGGCGGGGCAAGTGGGCGCGGGAAGTAAGAACGGCCGTTCGGCTATTCTTCCCGAAAGAAGCGCAGGAAAAGCTAACAGTAGATGGCCTCCATGCTGCCCCCATATATCTAAGTGAGCGAGGGCGTGGGGTGTCTGTGTGTTGGTGGGTAAGGAAGCGATGACGAAAATAGAACGTAAAGCAATCAAGGCCCCATGGCGGGTATGTGTGAAAGAGAAGTGTGGGCTACAGGTAGGTATTCCCCCGAAGTTGCGAGGGTATCGGGATAAGATATTCGATTTTGTCCCCAAGAGCAAAGAGATGCAAACGGTTGTGGAGATCGGCACTTTGCAGGGGTGGTTCGCTTGGCGAATCATGAAGTGGATGCCTAATGCTTGTGTGTTTTCCATTGATCCGTTTGAGGATGATGGCCCTATAGATGGCGAATACAATTATAAGTGTTGGAAGAAGAACCTCCGGGAGTGGTGGGGGAAACGGGCTTTCGTCAAACGTGGACAGCCGGGGCAGGTGGCCGAGGCCTGGCCAAAACAACAGAACGTTGATTGGTTATGGGTCGACGGCTTGCATGGGGAGTTTGCGGGAATTGCCTTATTGGCTATCTTGAATATGTGGACACCGTTCATGAAGCATGGGGGCCTGATATCCGGCCACGACATTGACGGCGAGTATAGCCGTGAGATTGAGGGGGCTTTGAAGCAGTTTTGCGAAGCACGAAAGATCCCACAGGTTAACATTAATGAGGCGTTTTCCCTTACCGGTAGGAAAACAACGGCGTGCTGGTGGTTTTACTGGACAGGTGAATAATGAAGATACTTTACGCGTCAACCAGCCCTTTGGCGGGTGTCTGCGAGCTTATGGCCCGATCGATTCTCGAGTACTTCCCGGAGCACGAAGCCGCAGTTTTGAATAAAGGCCCCGGTAAACATGGGTGGTATTGCAGGGAAGGTATTTCATTTAAGCGTTGGTCTGTCAAAAACAAAGATCATATCGCCGAGGCGCTGGAATGGGCGGATGTGATTCACTGTATGGCGAATTTTGGAGTACGGCGCCCGGAAATGGGCCCTTTTGACAAAGAGGGGCTGATAAAATCGAAGAAATGGGTTTATCAATGGCATGGGGCGCAAATATGGCCCTTCCGAAATGTGTGGGCGGAGAAAGACTATCAGTACGTCACATTTATCCATATCGGTCAGGGATGGGTAGAGACGCAGATGGATTTCTTCGCCCCCTTCTTTGAGAAGTGGGGGGCAAAGGTTGTGCCCAATATTATATCGGCGGATGACATCCTTCACCGCCCAATCCCGTGGGAGAATAGAAAAGACCGAATAGGCTTTGCCCCTTCAAACCGTGGACACGGGGTAAACCGCAAGGGGATCCTGGAGGTGCGGACGTCCGTCCAGGGCTTCCAGCGTGATTTCATTGTGGGCGTCCCATTCGAACTTTGTCTGCAACGAAAGCAGAAGTGCCGGTTAGGCATTGATGAGGTGGTCACCCCTATGTACCACAGGAGTGGATTGGAGTTCCTAAGTCAGGGAACGCCGTGCATTTGCTCCTATACCCCGGATACCGAGCGGGTGTTGAAAGACGCGACGGGGACGGACACTATGCCATTTATTAATGCAAAACCGGATACGCTAAAGGAGACCTTTAAGGAATACTTCAATAAGACTGAGGAGGAAAGAATAGAAATGAGCGTAGAGGCGCGCCGGTGGGTTGATGTGTACTATCACCCAAGTGTGCTTCTCGAGAAATATTTGGACCTATATAAGTAACGTGTAAGCCAGGGTCTGGGGTTGTTAATTCAGGCTTTCTGCATTTTTCTGTGTCCACTTCAGACCGGCGCAGGATGGAAACTTCCCTGCGCTACAGAACGTTTGGTCAGAGGGCCAAACAGGCCCTGGCTTTTGAAAAGAAGAGAAGAGAAGAAAAATGAACCCGAGGACGAACACGGTAGTTCTGTCTGACGGCATTCGGTATGCGGAGATCATTTCGAAGCGATTTCTGTGTCCCAAGTGCCGAATTTTCTGTGTGGAGCTAACGCCAGTGTATAGTCGTGGAATGTTGCGGCGGCTAAAGTTACAGGGGCAACCTATGCCCACGGTGAAAGTGATGTGCAAGAATGGCTGTCATTTTCACGAAGGTTGGGGATGGGAAGTCTTTAGCTGGGACTCCATAACGCAGCGGAATCGTGTCAAAGAATGGCCCGAAGACTGGAAAACAGGGCGTGACACTGAAAGGAAGGTGCGACGGTGACGGTACAAATGCGCAGGAAGCTTGGCCCATTGCAAGATTCATGCAAGGGGAAATGCGTATGGATTCTCGGAAGCGGCCCGACATTAGACGATTGCGATATATCGAGAATGTCAGGGGATTACATATTCGCCCTGAATTCGTCGTATACGTTTGTATGGGACCACAAGATGTTCAACGATGCCTGGTGGCTATTGTTTGATCTGCGTGCCTACTCCGAGCTAAAGGAACGGGTGAAGAAGATCCCATTAGTCAAAGCCCTTGTTTGCAAGAAGTCCCTGGAGCAAATGCGGGAATTGCGGAACGGTGGGCAGTATGTCGAATTCGTAAAGTTGCGATTTGAGCCCGAGCGGTCAATAGTTGAGACAGCATTGTTGATCGCGGATTTCCTTGGATTTGACGAGGCCTATATGGTGGGCGTGGATGGGTTTGTTCCTAGGGACGGCGTGCCATATTGCAAAGCGATCGATGAATGGAAGAAGTGTCATTTCATGGATAAGACGCTTCCTGATTCATGGAAAGGAAGTAGCCGGGATATAGTAAAAGCCCTGAAGGCGGTAAAGGAAAGGTTGTCACGATTAGAGGTATTCCAAACCTCAACAGCCTTCCCGGAGCCTATATTTCAGCAGATATCATTCGAAGAGGCATTAAAGAGATCGGAGGCGTTCGATGCGGCAGTCACTCGGGGAAAGGGTAAGAGTCTGTGAGAATTGGTATAAGCAGGGAGGGGGAAAGGCCGCAACGCACAGTCACCGATCTATTTGTCAAATAGCCACAACGTTCAAAAAGCGCGGGATCCGGAAGATACTGGATATAGGCTGTGGGCGTGGAAAGCTATTCGAGGCCTTGGGGTGGCAGAACTTTCGGATGGCAGGGACAGAGATTGTCCCCCATTTGATAACAACAGACTTGAGGCTTATGCCTGTATATCCCTACTCTATCGAAAACCTGAAACAGATAGAAGATAACGAATATGATCTATGTATCTTCTGTGATGTGTTGGATTGCTTGCGGGACATAGAAGAAGTAAATAAGGCGCTTTCAGAAGCTAGTCGAATAGCCACCCAGGGGGTATTGATAACACTTGGCCGAGCAACGGATCTTCGGGTTCTGCATTGGGAGCGGGAGACCTGGGAGCGGGTCATTAAAGAAAAAGTTCCAGGCATTCGGGATGTGACTGAAGACGATAATAGTGTCCTTCGTATTGCGGTCTGGAAGAATGGGGCTGTTTTATGAAAGTGTTGCACTGTGTAAAACATTCGCTTGTTCGTTATACCCCGGGACGCATAGCGGCCTACTGGGGGCGCTATACCGAACACCAGGGACAAGCGGTGGCCTTGCGAAGGGGTAGCCCCAATAATATTGGGAATCACTTCACAGACACGCTGAACCCCTATGGGTACTATTGTGTATCTGGGGCAAGCAAGGCTGTATTACGTCGAATGGTGAACGAGGCGGATGTCATTCATTGCCATGATGATGCTTACCCTTATTTGATTGAGCGCCGATTTGGTATGTCAATCGATGGGAAGGTTCTTGTGTATCATGCCCATATTGGCGATTTGCCTATGAGGCTATTCCACAAGAATCGAAAATACACGTGGGACGATCGGGTAAAACATGTAACGATAACAAATGGGTATGGGCATTTGTTCGACGAGGACGAGGTACGGAGCAAAGGCAAGCACAAGTGGGGGCGCTTACCGGATATCCTGGACCTTCATCACCCGGCATACCGTCCAGAACCGGAATTGCGCAAACCGATCAACAAGGGACGGGTTCAAGTTGTCTACACGTATTCAAACAACCGTGAGGGGAATAAGTTAAATGCAAAGCGTCCCGTAGGGCATAGAAAATTAATGACAAGCCCTACCCATATTCCCGGGGTGAAATTTACCATGGTGACAAACAGGCCCTTTGAGGAGGCCATGGCGATAAAGAAGAAGGCGCATATTGTCCTTGAGGAGGTATTTACGCCATATCTTCATTTATCGGCATTAGAAGGGGCCGCGGTGGGCGCCATGGTGTTAACGCGGTCGGGGGCCTATGTTAGGAAAGAACTAAGTAAATATCTGGGGGCCCCGGAGAAAGAGTGGCCTTTTTACCAATGCACAGAAAGAAATCTTCGGGAGGTTTTGACTATGTTGGCGAAAAATCGTGACATGGTCGTCGAGTGGGGACAGAAGGCACGTAACTGGATGTTAAAGTACTATCAACCCGCAGCCCTGTTGAAGCTATACGAGGAATTCTATGGAAGGAATGAGTGATCTCATAAATCAATTACCCCCTACGGTCCAGGCGGAAATCGCTAAAGCGATGGTCGCCCGTCCCGAAGGTGGCGATATGACGCGTTTACTCCCTGTACTGAAACATTTACGGGGGCAGCTTGACCTGTTGATAGAAAAGACAGAGGAACGGTTGAATGCAAATAAAAAGGATAGCACAAGTACCGATACTGATTCCGGCACGCGGAGGATCAAAAGGGATCGCCCAAAAAAACCTTAAGCGGGTTATGGGGGAAAGCCTTGTCGCCCGGGCCGTTAAGACGGCGTTACGGAGTAAGTTTGATCCAATCTATGTATATAGCGATTGCCCCGTTATTTTGAAGGAGGCGAGCGCTGCGGGCGCTTGTGCGGTGGAACGCCCCGAGGAGGTGTCGGCTGACGACACGACAACGGAGGAGACCCTCTTGCGATTCCTGGAGGATCAAGATCCAAAACGGACCATCGAAGCAATTGCAATAATGCAATGTACAACACCGTTTATTTGCACTGCAGACCTAAATAGGGCATATGATGTCTTCGACGGCGGGCACAGAACCGATTCCGTGGTTACGGCGGTAGATATGTCAGCGAGGTATTTCGGTTATCCGAAATATGACGGGACATCGGAGTTTATTCCTATGCGGCCATACAGGGCGCTACGACAGCAGAAATCCATGAAGTTCTGGATGGAGAATGGGGGAATCTATCTGGCAAAGCGCACTGTGTGGGAGCGGGGCTTTCGTATTGGCGATAAATGCAAGGTTGCACCTATGGGGTTATGGCAAAGTGTAGAAATAGACGAGCCCGAAGATTTAGTGATGGTAGAGGCGCTTGCTAAGGCAATGCGTAAGGAGACAGAAGAGCTGACGGCCAAGATCCTTGCGGCGGGTGACACCGTAACATTTGTAAGGGAGACCAAGCATGCCACTACAAACAAGGTATAAATACTTAGAGATTGGCGCCGAGCGGAATAGGAATACGCTTTTTCGCCGTAGGTTTAGTGATAAGTGGGCTACGCTTGGTATATCTAAAAAGACGCCGCCGACAATTGTGTGCAATGTCGATGATCCGTGGACTTTGCCCGATGCTCGGTTTGAGCTTGTTTATGGTGGGCACGTTTTTGAGCACGCAACTAAGCCTGGGCATTTTTTGAGGGAAGCAAAAAGGGTATTACTCCCCGGTGGCTGGTTAAGGCTTGCCGTTCCTGATCCTTCGTGGTTAATGAAGCAGTACTTAACGGGTAAGCACACAATAGATGACTGTTTGCATAACCTTAGATCGCGGAAACCGTTTATGCATTACGATGCATACGACAACGATAAGCTGGTTGCGTTGTTTTTGCGCGCGGGGTTTTCCCATGTCTGGACGCCACCGCCTAAATGTTCAAAGGTAGCAATGATGTCGCATGGGTATTTCTCGACAAGGGATGACCGGTCGATTTACATAGAGGGGCAGAAGGTATGACAGTTAAAGTGATTGCTGAGATTGGGATTAACCATAATGGGAATATTCAAACTGCTATGACAATGGCTGAAATTGCGAAGGCCTGTGGGGCGGATTTCGTTAAGCTACAAAAGCGCGAGATTGATTGGTGTTATTCTGAAGAGCAATTAAATCAACCTTGCGATAGTCAGTGGGGAAATACGGTGCGCGACAAGGTAGTCGGGCGGGAGTTGTCGTGGAACGATATAGACAAGTTTCAAGACTATTGTAAGAAGATTGGTATTGGGTGGACTGCCAGCTGTTTTGATCTTTATAGCTTAAGGTTGTTAAACGAGAACTATTACCATATTGCATTCAATAAAGTGCCAAGTTGCATGCATAAGCGACCCCAGTTCCTAAAGGCGGTGGCACAGTATCAGGAGTTAACCCTAATATCGACGGGCTTGTGCCAAGATACTACGGAGATTATTGACATAGCGACAATCTTCGAAAAGGCCTGTTGTCCATATGTTATTAACCATTGTGTAGCATTGTATCCGGCGCCATTGGAGCGGTTACATTTGAATTACATTGATAGGCTAATTCAATTATTTGCAAGTGGTCGATATAGGTATTGGCGCGGCATTGGGTATTCAGGGCACGAGGTTAGTTTGACCCCGAGTGTTATTGCGGCACATTGCGGGGCGACGTGGATAGAGCGCCATTTTACATTAGATCGAAGTGCGCGAGGGAGTGACCATGCCGCAAGTGTCGAACCACAAGGGTTAAAGCGGATGATACGTGATATCCGAATGTTACCTATAATTGAAGGCGACGTGCCCCGGCACTTATACGGTGACGAGAAAGATCCTGTTACCTTTTGGCGGGAAGAATAGTGGAACACTTATATAAGGAAGTGGAACAGTTCTGGCGCAACACTGATTCTGTACGCTCCAAGCAGGCGGCGCACTGGTCCGGGTCTGGGAAATATCGAAGTCTAAATAAGTGGATGCGAATAGTCCGTCAGGTCTCCGCCACATGGACACTGCTTAAGGAACGGAACTTTCCGGAAGACACCATAAAAAGCATTGTTGAGTATGGGTGCGGCGGCGGCGCCGTATTGACGGCGATGTCGGCTTTTTGCAAGAACCTGAGCGCTATAGATATATCTATGGGTAGTCTAACGATCGCTGACCAGCAATTACGCACGATTGGTATAAATGATCTGAAGACATTGTGTATAGATATTCGGGCGCCGGAGGCTGCGATTGCTGCAGGCAAGCATAGCCTTTTTGTTTCTGTAGCCGTCTTTCAGCATTTACCCGACCGGGGTTACGCGAGGCGGGTACTAAGAATTGCCCGTAGGTTGGTCTTCGATAAGGGTCTTGCGTTTATCCAGTTTCGCGAAGGGCCGAAAGGGGACATGAAGAGACAGTATAGTAAATGCCTTTCGGCGTGGAATTGTCTGTCGGCGGAGGAGTTTGACGAAGACGCAACGGCGGCGGGTTGGGACGTTGCGGAGATATATCCAAATAGAAAAACAAAGACCGGCTATAAATGGGCCATTATGAAAGGTGTGTGAAATGAGTATGTCTGGCATTGAAGATTTTGGGAATATGAAGTTACACCGAATGCCATTTGAATATTGGGAAGATGAACACTGGAAGATCCTAAAGAAGGACACTAAGAAGGGAGAAGAATTCCTCGATCCTGATTATTACGTTGAAGCACACTGGAAGTGGGACGTTAACGGCCATGGCCCCTATTTCTTGAATCGTCGTTGTCGGCGGTTGCTTGATAGGGATGGGCCATTTGTGGGGCGATACAAGAATGGGAATCTTTTAGTAGACCTATGCGCCCCGGAAGCGGAGGCTTTCATTTTTGCCCCCGGCCCCAGCTTTGCCGAAATCGACACAAAGCCTTTTGAAGGCCTTGTAACGCTGGCTGTTAATTCGGCTGGGTTTGGAATGAAACCCATGTTTTGGGTTATGGCCGAAAGTTCCTATGCCGACTGGCTAAAAAAACAATGGGTACGCTTAAAGCAATCTGGAAAGTGGGATCCATATAGGGCGGCGGTTGTGACGGCACGTGTAGCAATCGTTTTGCGGGAATTTGAAAAACGACAACGGAGTACTATATTTAAGGAGTTATTTGTAATCCGGTGGGAAGAGGGGAAAGTAGTTCCCCCACGAACACCGGCTGTCTCGTTAACAAATGCGCTTGTGACGGCTTGGCAATTAGGCTGTAAGAAAGCCTATATGATAGGCGTAGACCTGTCAAAAGAAGGTGGGGCATATTCTAAAGGGTTACCGCATACCAATGAGGGGGCGGCAAATCCCTTTGACGATCAGATCAAGGCAATGAAGCAGTTCCAGTTGCCGGACTTCGAGGTAATCAACTGTTCTCCATTGTCTAAGGATATATTGCCTTTCCCTTATATGTCATATGCAGACCTATTACAGAAGGTGACAAGATGACACCAGAAGAGATTTACACGAAGCTGTATCTGGCAACGGAGGACCAAAGGCGGCATCCCACAAAGGGGGTTTTAGATCCTTACGGATCTGACGATAAAAGGGATGTCCATTTTCTGAAATACCTGGCGGATAATTTTGGACTTGAAGGTCAGCGAATCCTCGATGCGTCTTGTGGGCGCGGGCATTTGTTGCGTTCGTTGTTGGCGTTTGGATATCAAGCCGAGGGGACGGAATTTGTAGATTGCTTATTCAAGACCGAGTTGGCCGATTTGCCTGTGAAGAAACTGGCATATCAGGATCTTTCAACTATTGAAGAAAGTGGGATCTATGACGCTGTGATATCAAATGACGTTTTGGAGCATTTGCCGGGGCCGAAGGAAGCCATAGAGGCTATGGAACAGTTGGCGCGACTTTCGAACAACCTATTGTTGATCTCGATAGGTGTAGGCCGGGCGCCGAAGTTTGGGCATGCATTTAACACAGGGTGGGATTTACACACGGTTAAAGAATCAGAAAGATGGTGGGCGAAGCGTGCTTCCAAGGTTATGGACATCGACTATCAGGAACGATTCGGCGGAAGTGTCTACTTGTTTGGAAAAGTGAAAGGACGGCCATCATGAAAGTAATGATCTTTGGTGGAGCTGGTTTCGTAGGTCGAAATCTTGGGCGCCGGTGCATAGAGGAGGGGCATGGGGTAACGACTGTCGATAATCTATGTGTTGCGCCAGCGGAGCCGGCGCCCAGTGGTGTGTACATTTACAAAGAAGACGTATGCGATAGGGCTGCCATGATGGACATCCTGAAGCGAGAAGTGCCGGATGTGATTTTTTGGCTGGCCGCAAAGCAGGGCTATCATAGGGACTGGTCTACTTATTCCCATACAAACAACACTGCATTGTATAACCTATTTAACGGGATAAGTGCCGTTCGTGGCATTTACAAGCCGAAGGTTGTGATTGCAAGCTCCCAGGCGGTATATCACCCGACAATCAGCGCTTCTGAAACCGATCTTACAGACCCCCCCTCGATTTATGGCTGGACAAAGCTACAGGCCGAGATGAGCGCATTGTGGCTGGCCCGGCATATTGGGCTGCGGGATATGGTCGTTCTTCGGTATTCAATAATCCTGGGGGCGGGGCAAAGCCTTCAGTCTTCTGAATCGGGGTTATTGCGAAATTGGTACAGGGCCTATCAGGAGGGGCGCCCTATTCAGGTCTATGGTACAGGGAAGCATATTCGGGACTTTGTATCGATCGATGACGTAACTGAAGCCAATATGAAGGCGATGGAACATGATTGCACAGCCCCAGGCCCGCAGGCCTTTAATATCCATGGATTTGAGGCCAGCATTTTGAAAATGGTTGATTTGTTTAAGGCTGCGGTATTTGCCAGGTGTACGGATAACGCCCAAATATCGACAAATGTTATGAATGAAGAAGTACGGCCTGGGGGGGAGTATAGCCTAACGTCATGTGGCGATAAGGCACTCGCACATTTCGGGTGGAAGCCGGAGAAGGAGATTTACGATCAAATAGTAGATTTTCTTGACAAGCTTCCTTTGAGGAACGACAATCCCGTGCATGAAACGTCATCTCCGGGTTAATATAGATCTGCAAGCGCTCGTGCTGACACTCGCCAATTTCTCTGACCCGGAAGATGTCGTTGTCGGCACGGCGCTTTTTTCTTAGGAGTCGTTTATGATTCTCGACGAAATCATGGGCGAAAGAGGCAAGTGGATCGAAACAAATATAGGGAGAATGCCTCAGAAGCTATTTATTTCATTAGAGGCGGATATGGAGCTAAGTGCGTACTTTTCAGATTATGGGAATACGCCCTTTAGAAAGAATACCGTATCAATAGAAACGACTGACGGGAAACGCTTATTTGGCATGACGATATCTGTAGACCCACATCAAAAACGGAGATTCCTAATCAAATGAGTAAAGTGAAGAGAATCGCTACTGGGAAACCACGGGTTGCTATTGTAACCAGTTTGGTAGACTATAGCCCGGCCTATAGTTTGGTTGGAATCATACTCGACCAGGCCCGAGCACTAAAACGCCACGGGTATGATTATGATCTGTTTTGCCTAAAGAACTTCAACGAGCAAGACATGAAGGCCCTGAAGGCGGAAGGCCTTAATGTTAGGTATGAGTTGTCGCAATGCTACCTGGTTGACTATAAACCTAATCAGCCGGCGGTGAATGACGGCGAACGACTTAACGGCCAAATCCACAAAGAGGGGTTTGAAACACAGGCCAATATCTACTTCGAGGGACGTCCGGAAAAAGGCCAGAAGGGCTATAAGGATGTTCTGGGGGAATATGACGTAATCATTACCCACGACCTGATGTTTTTGAGTTGGCACTTGCCCCAGAATGCCGCATTGCGTAAATGTATCGACCTTTGGCCCGAAAAGAATTGGTTGCATTGGGTTCACTCAGGCCCGTCTTCGCCGCCGCCGGATGTGTGTTACCCCTCAACATTACGGTTTTCGGCGGCACCGAATTCCCATTATGTCTACCTGAACGAGCGCCAGCGTTTGGATTATGCCCTAATGATCCATGCTCAGAAAAGCTTGGTTCATACCGTATATAACCCGAAGGACTTGCGCGACGTTTGGCGTTTTTCGAAAGACACGTGCGAATTCATCGATAGATATGATCTGTTCGACCACCAGATATTACAGGTATATCCCTTCTCTACTCCCCGCTGGAAGGACAAGGGAGTCAATCGGCTATTGAAGATCTTTGCCTTCTGGAAGAAACAAAAGATCCGTGCCCGGCTGGTCTTGATTAATGCGCATGCAAACAACAAGGTCGACATCCCCCGTATCGAGGCCATGGAGGCTTACTGTAAGGTCGCTGACCTTACTTTAGGTGATGACGTGATACTAACGTCACGTTACGCCGACGAGGTCGGGAAGAAGGCCTGGAAGTACACTGTGCCATTCCAGGTTGTGCGTGAACTAATGCTTATGTCGAATGTGTTCATATTCCCGTCATTGTCTGAATGCTGTTCGTTGATCCAGGCCGAAGCTTCAATATCCGGTGGGAAGCTTATGGTCTTAAATAGGGATTTTCCCCCTATGTTGGAGTTCTGCTCCGAGAATGTGCTGCATTATGAATTTAAGGTGAATGACCCTGAGCGGAACCCGGGGTATTACGAGTGCGTCGCCCGGGAGGTCTGGGCGAACCTCATGGCGGAAAGCAGCATTGTCAACACGACAAAGGCACGTACGCAGACCTATAATCGTGACTGGATTTTTAGGAATCAACTGGAGCCTTTACTTTATTTAGGCTTTTCCGATCGCCATATTAGGGAAGGAGAAAAACAAGGCGAGGTGTTAAGGCCAGAATTCAAGGCCCCCGAAGTTGTCCGTAATCCACAGGTAGGGGTACGGCCTCCTATGATTGAATATACCGGGGATGACGGGCAAAGCCAGCAGGTTGAAATGTCGGAAGTTGTTGTCAAAAGAACCCCAGGGGGTGCTCGGGTATTTCAGCCGATCCCCGGGAAGAATGCCGTTGTAGATGCAGCATATGATACGGTTGAAACAAAAACAGAAGAGGGTAGTCTGGAGGACACAAAAGTAATTGAGGCGCCTAATTGCGCAGACACGGTGGATCCTAATACCGGTACATTGGAGCCGGTGGAGGAAGATCGGCCGGCGCCGGAAGTGTTTGCGCAACCGCCGGACTATAACGAACCGTGGGATGGGATGGAATGTCCGATTTTCAAAGAATGTTCAAAAGAACAAAAACAAGAGTGTTACGCGAGTGCGGGGCACTGTTTGGTTTTGGACGAATTGACAGTTTAAGAGAAAGACAGGGGGCGGATATGTCTTTTAAAGAAGTGTGGCACCACCGGCTAAAGTATATGCTTACGCCGCAGCTGGATCTGTATAAACATATTAATCAATACATTGACCAAAGGTATCATACGGTAACACCAGAAGAGCCAGGGTTTGCACGTCAGCATGTCTATGTCCTTGATTATGGCTGTGGGACGGGGTTTGGTTCCATACAAATGCGCGTACCGGGGACACAAACGGTTGACGGGCTGGATTCTGACATAACAGCTATTAGGTTCGCGATTGAAGTCTTTGGGCAACTGGTCGACTTTAACTTGTACGACTTTGAGAATGCGAATCCTACAAAGCGCATGAGGGGGCGTTACGATGTTGTTACATGCATTGAGGTTCTGGAACATGTCGAACGGCCGGATGTTGTTCTGTCCAGGATTCATGATGTAATGACGGAAGATGGTATAGCTATCTGTTCAACGTTGAACCACAATTCCCAGTACCGAAAGAATGACGATCATAAGTCGCCGTTTACGGTGGAAAGCTTTCGGAAGCTGTTGGAGGCCGAATTCAACGACGTTCACATGACTGACTACATGTTAAATGGGTGCCTGGACACCAATAGTACGATTACACCTATTGTGGGGATTGTGAAAAAATGAGGGTCTCCGTAATTATTACTTCTGGGTCTACTGCGCTAAATGCGCATGTCAGGATTAATTGTTTATGGAAGTGCGTTAACGCAATGCATAAGAACCCCGGCCATTCATTTGAGTTGATCCTTGTTGATAATTCTTCGACGGAATCACATAGAAGGGCCATACAGGAAATTGCGGAGACGTATAAGACTGTAACGCACGTGGTCCAGAATCGGCTGAACGAGTTTGCTGGTGGCGGGTATCGTCAAGGGGTAAAGTTGGCCGACGGCGACATAATCGTCACAGCTGCAGATGACGTATTGCCGGCGGAATACTGGTTAAGCGTATTAATTGCCCCTATTGTGGAGTTTCCTATGCGGAAGTACATAGGCGCTTTGCAAAAGGGGTCAAGCGTTAAGGCTCGGAGGCGAGGAACGATTAACGTTGCACAAACGGGGGGCACGGATTTACCTATTGAGTACTATGAAATGAGTAGAGCCGGCGCCTATCTTTGGGCGGCGCCTCGGCAAGCCTATGATAAAACACACCATTGGGGACGTGCGCATTTCGCAGACACGCGGTTGTGTCAGGCGTGGATGTCGGATGGCTGGTTATTCACTATCCCCGCAACGGGGGATTGGCTAAGGCATACAAACCTAAATTATCTCAGGCCTTGGGATTACACTAAAGAAAAGAGACAGAACGCCTATTTAAATAAGTGGGAATATCTGGATGAGGTCTGGGGTAGTGGTACAGTGTCGACAAGGGAGGCATGGGTACCTAAAGTGGATTACCCGCTAAAGAATCCGGTGCGTATAGGGCCTGGTTCGTATTCTGAGGAGTTTTTAGCGAAGGCCGAAGAATTAAAAAGGTTGGATGTATGAGTGCTGACTTAACTGAACGGATAGCAGGGATTTTTGGGAAGCCGGTACATAAGATAATCCCGGAGAGTGAGCAGGTGCAAGCATTACATAATGAAGAGTGGGAACAGATAAAGCCATATCTGAAGTTCTATCCTGGGTTCTTTAAGAGCTGGGAACAGTTGGAAGAAGAGGCCATAGAACGTGAACGTGCGAAGAACCGGAAGCCAAAAAAGGCCCAATCTGAAGACATGTTCAATATATGAAACCAAAGAGCGCATACTCCCTGCACAACAAGCACAAAGGGAAAACAGTCTACATAGTGGCACCGGGGCCAAGCATGCAGGAGTTTCCTTTAGATCGATTGGCGGGGAAGGTTAGCGTCGCAATCAATTCTACGATAGAGGTTTGGGACGGGTATACTTACTGGTTTTACGCTGATAAGCGGATTACGAAGATCTATAGGCGTGAGCTTGCTACAAAGGAAGACTGGACTGTCGTCATGCCGCAGCACCAAGCGGTAAGAATAGCGCCCACATTCAAAGGGAAAGAACTATACGAGTTTCATTATCAGATTCAGCTAAAGCCATATTTGCTGAAGAACCGTAAGCGAAAGAAACCTATTACGCCCTATTGGTTTGATCCGGAACGTATCTTTATTCCCGGTCGTGCGTCAGTTGCGTCAAATGCGACGAGCTTCGCCTATTTAATGGGCGCGAGGAAAGTGATATTGATTGGTGTGGATTTCTGCTGGAAGGATGTTTACTACACTCCGGGCGTGGTTCGCAATAAGGGGGCTGCGTTATCGTCTAAAACAAAAGTGTTGGCTTCGGGATTAAACTGGTATCGGAGCGCTTTAAAAAGGCTGTGGCCTGACCTAAAGGTGTTTACGGTGTCAAAGATCTTGTCGGAGCATGCACCGAAGATCAAATGTCTATCAGTAGAAGAGGCGTTAAATGGGTAGGGGGCCTATACCGGAGTTCAAAGCGTGGATGGCAAGTTATGCTGATGATGACGGCGTTGGCCCCCCGGAATGGATTGTTGAAGAGCGTGAAAGAATACGGAAGGCCTTATATACCCGTAAACGCGAATACACGAAATGGATTCGTGAGGGGATTCTCGAGAAGTCTGTAGTGAAGGTCTATCCGATAGGGCCGATAAATTTCCCGATTGAATGGTTTGTAAGTTCGCGGTGGTGCGAACGCAGAAACTATGTTCCCTTAGCCCGTGACGAAGAAAGCTGGAGATTTTCGTGGGAATACTGGAAGGGCGCCGGTAGCTATAGGGACATAAAGGGGAATATCGAGAAGCATGGAATGCGCAGGGCAATCTATGCATTCTATTATGTCAACTACGATGTAGAGGCGAATAAACTACAGCATCCTTGTTTTGCATATCATTTAGAGAACCTTGAGTGGCCCATGTTTATTGCAAGCACGGGTAATGAACGTATACCTATGGCTTGGTTTGAGTGGGGGTGGAAGACGGTACCAACCATGGTAATGGTTAGGGACTGTGGCCATTCCCCTGAATTCTCGGCACTCCTAAAGGGGTTTATCGACGGTTTTATCCACAAGCACTGGAAGCCTAATTTAGAAGTTTTGCGCACAATTGATGAGAGAGGCGAAGTATGAAAAATAAGCAAACCGACTTTAGCGGCGTAATGCGGTCAATCAAGGATACTGGGGAACGGCCGAAAATCGCGGTTGTCTTTGGTGTGTGTAACGAATACCCAACAATATTGGGAACGCTTTTCTCGTTTATCGAAGAACTTGAGTTCTGGGGCTACCCCTATGAATTGATCGTTGTGGATAACATGTCTACGGATAATACCGCTTGGATCCTCAAGGACAAATTGCGGCGTTGGGTTAGAAATGACATATTGAAAGTGATTGAGTGGAACGAGAAACCAGCTAATGTGACCGTACGGAATGTGGGCATGAGGGAGACAGATGCCGAGTTCGTCTTCATGTCCGACGGTCACATTAGTGTTAAAATAGGGACGTGTCACGGGATCATTCAGAAATGGATTGCTGAGGGGAAAAGGGGCCTATTTCATTCAGCAATCAATATCTGGGGTGACACGACAGATATTCGCTGTTACGGCTATGATCTTAAATTAAAGGAACGGTTCTGGGGGAATTTGTGCCGGGGGATCCCCGACGAGGCATGGAATGGTGATATTCCCATGCCGTATAACGTGCCCATGGCGTCGCATTGTTGCCTTGGCGCCGGGCGTGAGGAGTTTCTTGATTTCGGTGGGTATGCGGAAAGCTTTCGTTGTTATGGGGGTGGGGAGCCCTATTTAGACCTTCTATGGTGGCTTTACGGGTCTAAGGTCTGGATTACGCCGGAGGGTCTATTTAGACATGCCTTTGGCGTTAATGCTGAATGGCGCAAGGTTACCGGTGGCCGTATGAGCGTAAAGGACAAGAACAACGTCAGGGCCTATATAGAGCTTGAAGGGGACGCGGGGAAAGAACGATCAGCCCTCCGGCTTCTACCGAGGAGTACCCACAAATTGGCCAAAGAAATCAAAAAAGGCACCTTTTCGGCAGAAGAGGCCATAAAGCAATTGGCGGAGATATGGCCTCGAATTGTGCGAAGCCGGGTCCAATGCAAGGATGGAACGCAGCGTTCTGAGCTTCTACGGGGGGATGAGTACTTGCATTACTCCCGGGGGTATTCGTGGAACAATGAGCAGTTCCAGTTCAACTTCATGATGTCGGCATATTTGATCGGGGGCTATAAGTGGCTTCAGAGTCGCTATGCCGCGTATTTCGAGGGGCGCAAGGGAAACCCCCGGTATGTGGAAGAATTACAGGATCTGCGCCGACAGGTGCTTTCTGAGGGAAGCGAGCAGCGAAAGGTTATTGAAAGTCGGCAGATTATGTCCCTTGATGACCTTTTGGAAAGAAAACCATGGAACAATTTCAAAACCTCATGATATACTCAGGTTATGCCATGGCAGTGTAGAGGCGGCATAGCTTAGGCAGATAGACTCCGGCAAGGCGGGATAGACCGGACCCGAAAAGAAGTGAAGAGCTATACGGATCCTCCTTTCCGCCTCTAATTAAAGGAGGGCCGATTATGTGTCTATATAGACACAAATCCTACCTTTTTTATCATTCCAAGAAGTTGTGGGGGGGCTATGTGTAGACTTTTGGTTTTCGGGTATGACAAGACAAGTTCGGATCCTGACAAAGACAAAAAGTGTCCAAAAAAAGGGATGGTATTAGTCGCAAAAAGAGACGATTGGGTATTTAGCGAAACTGAGCAAAGCCCGCCGTACAAAATTATTGATTTGCCAAATGTACCGGTAGACGACCCGGCAATACAGGCATTACTTCGCCCAGCTGGGACGAACCTGTCAGATCCTGACCTTGCAGTTTTTACACAAAAACGAGCGATTAGACTTAATTTAGACCTGTGGACGACGGCCGATGATGAGTTCGTATCAACAGCGAACAAAAAAAGATCGTTAGGTAGGCTTGCCGATCGCACAGTTGATTTCATTACTGTGGCGACACCATCATAGGGAGAGAGCCTATGGCTACGATATTTACTTGCGAAGTAGGCCCAGGGCAGACTGATTACACGTCATTCTCTGCGTGGGAATCAGCAGTAGACGGTAACTACACTTCATCGGGTACCATTATGGTATTCGGTGGTTCGCGTGTAGGATCTGTACCGGATGGGCAGAGTGTAACGGGGTCTAATTCAGGAGCGACAGGGACATGTTTGCACTGTACTGCTACACAAATTTGTGTGGTAGTGAACAGTGGGACGTTTGAGTCTGGGGAAGAAATACGGCGTAATGCATCGCATTACTTTTTGACATCTGATGCTGGTGATTCAGCAATTCCAAAAGCGGCACTTGGCACAGATGGTGATGCGGAAGATGATCAATACTTTGGTGGTTGGACATTAGACTCGACCAACTATTGTATTCTTGCAGCTGCCTCGGGGCATGAGGCGCCAATAGATGGTTACGACTCAAATCTGTACCGATTTGAAACCGACACAACTAGTGGGTGGAAGGCGGCGCTTTATTTAGATGAAAACGATGTTCATGTAGAGAACTTACAGTTTAATAACTCCACTGGCTCTAACATGTGTATCGGGATACACGCTGCCTACGCTGGAGTTGTAGTTTCTGGCTGCCGTATCCATAAAAGTAATGGAACCTCTACATCTGCATATTACGGTATACGCTACTACGACGATATAGAGGTATATAACTCTGTCTTTGAAATGAAGACGTCGAGTAATACTAGAGGTCTATGGGCAGCTAGTGGGAATACCACCACAACAAAGATTTACAACAATGTCTTTAGAGGCGACGGTACAGGTACTGGATTTTATGGTCAGAGTGCAAATGCTGCGGTTCTTCGTAATAACTTCTTTTATGGGTTCAGCGACGACATGTTGCTGGAAAGCGGGGACACCAGCGACTACAACGCTTCAGACGACGGCGATGGAACAAATGCATACACGGCTACAGACTTAGATGACAATTTTGTAGACGCTGCGAATGGTGATTTTACGCTGGTGTCTGGAGCTGGCGTTATTGGACAAGGCATAGGGCCTGGGGCAACTGACGGAACAGATGTCCCAACTACAGATATAGAAGGGACAACACGGTCTGGTACCACTTGTGATATCGGCGCTTATGAATACCCATCAGTGGCAACGACAAGTGTATCTACAACAGCGTCGAGTTCTCTTTCAACAACAGCCAGCTCTTCTTACTCCAGCACCGCTTCAAGCTCGTATTCAAGCACAGCCAGCTCATCTTTTTCCTCTACGGCATCGACATCGGCTTCTGTTTCGCAAACCGACCCGCCATTATTTGACACAGAAACGTATTTGGAGATCGATTCCGGAGATTTAACTGGTGGGACCGGTACAGTAATGGACGAGGTCTCCGGTATATGCCATGCGATTGACCGGGACTATATAGCCGTAGTTGACGACAACGGCGCAATGAGGGAATACTCCCGACAATTTGAAGCGGTACAGGCTGGTGAAGTAAGTCTCCCCGGAGGCACTGGCGATGGGCAGTTTGACGATGTTGAGGGAATAGTCTATGTAGGTGACTGGTTTACCGATTGGGATTATTGCATATTAGACGAAGGTGATGGCACTAGCCCTACGCGCTTGCATTTCTTCCCATTTTCTCCAGGACAAACATCACTAAGCTCTGGGGATGTAACCACTTATGAATTACCTAAAATCCCCTTTTACTCAGGGACGTATGGTGGGGAGGGTGCCGAAGGTGTTGCGTTTGATCCAAATACCGGAAAGTTCTATGTGTCCAACCAGTCTGATACACAGGCGGATGCTGGTATTTGGGAAGTAGATATTACCGTTGCGGACACTGACGGTAATCCTGAACATAACCTTTTGTATAGTTATGTCGGCGCCGGTATTGTTAACTCAACTGATGGCGTTGCCTCCCCCGTCGCGATAGCAGATCTTTTCCATGGATCAATGATCGGTGGTGGGCTGTCTTATGATCGATCCCTGTTTATCCTATTTAGAGACACTACGGCCGATAGGCGGGTAGTTGTTCAGGTAGACACTAGTACCGGTACGGTTTTAGGCAGTCACCACCAGCACGGTTTAGCCGGGCAAGTGGAGGGGATGTGTTTTGATTCACTGGCATCCCGTGGAGACCTGTTTGTTTGTGGCGAAGAAGCGTCTATGGGCGCGACGAATATCGTTCGCTATAGCTTTCAGGGAGGCGGCCCGTCGACTTCGCTGTCAACTTCTATAACAACTACTGCTTCAACGTCAGCATCAGTTACTCCCCCTCCTGTTCCTGATACGGTTGTCGAGGTTGCTTTCGGGGCAAGTTGGCGCCATGACGACCAAAATATTGATCGTACGGATGATCAAACAGATGGCGCTTTTTATGACCTTGTGTACGATACATCAGACTGGACCTATCCTGAACAATCTGAAACAGATCATAATGCCGCTTATTATTATGGTGCTATTAGTTCATTAGAGACGGATATCTCTCTGGGGACAAATATCCCTAGTCAGTCAGGCAATGCGGACACTCGGCCATTATACTTCGTTCATGATTTTGAGCTGTCTAATGTTTCCGCAATCACAGAAGCATACATAGACCATCTGGGTGAAGACGGGATATATGTTTGGTTAAACGGGACCCTATTAACTAGCGACAATGTTACAGGTGCATTTTCGCATGGTATGAATGCTGATAGTGCTAGAAGTCCCGAGGGGCAGTCAATAAAATACAACCTAGACACAGATGAGCTTGACTTATTTATAGAAGGGACTAATAGGCTCGCTGCTGCAGTCATTGCTGTAAATAATACGAGTTCTGATGCTATTTTTGATATGCGGCTGGTTGTTACGAGGCTTGCTTCCGAGACAACATCAGTATCAACTACCGCTTCAAGCTCCTATAGCTCTACGGCTTCAAGCTCCTACAGTTCTACTGCCTCAAGCTCCTATAGTTCTACCGCTTCAAGCTCCTATAGCTCTACGGCTTCAAGCTCCTACAGTTCTACTGCCTCAAGCTCCTATAGTTCTACCGCTTCAAGCTCACTCAGCACCACAGCTTCAAGCTCTTACAGTTCTACAGCTTCAAGCTCCTACAGTTCTACTGCTTCAAGTTCCTACAGTTCTACCGCTTCAAGTTCCTACAGTTCTACCGCTTCAAGTTCTTATAGCTCTACGGCCTCAAGTTCACTTAGTACCACAGCCTCTTCCAGTGTTTCAACAGCTTCTACGCCGCCGTTATTCTGTGCCGTTGCAGCGTTGTCTTCTACGGAGGAATATCTCGGGGTTCACTTTGAGACAGAAGAAGCTTCTGACGCTTATATAGAATATGGAGTAAGTGCTGGGACTTACATATATCAGACCACTACCCAAACAAACGAAACAAACTTTAGTTTCGAGATTGGTGGTACTGACTTTAGTCCCGGTGACATGGTTTATTACCGGGCACGTATCCGGCTAACTGGTAGCGGTGTATATGCATTGGGAGTACCGCACAGGGCAAGGCTTGCTCGTGCATATTCTGATACGTCAGATTGGACGTGGGTTTTCGGCGCAGACTCACGAGCAGAAGCAGGCGTAGCAACATCGCCAGAATTTAAAAATGATTTCTGGCCGGCGGTTGGATATCCAGAATATCCCGATGACGAATTTCTTGTGTTTGGCGGTGATTGGTTACAAACCGGCACTGGTACTGATTATTGGCGAGCAGCGAGAAATGATACACAAGGGATAGGCCTTGAAAACGAGAAAGGCGGCGACCTTCCTGTATTTCAAGTGGTTGGGAATCATGAGCGCGACGAGCTTACAGGGAACCGTGATGCCCGCGTAGACCTTTACCCATTAGGCGTATTCCTTAACCTCCCATACCAGCAAAATGATACAGATGACCCGTCAGCCCCAGGTTGGTATCAGCGTTATTACTATCACACATGGGGCAATGCGTTATTCGTATATATGCCCGACGATCTTGATATATATGAAGACACGGATGGGTATATTCAGTGGCCCGCAATGCGGACCTGGTTTGAGGGTATTTGTGAACAGTTCAAATATTACAAATGGAAGTTTGTAATTACCCATACCAGTTCAGATGAGTCTGATCCCAACCACACAAATACGATTGCTGATTATCCATCAAACCAGGCATGGTTTAGAAACCTAATAGACGACTATGGGTTTACGGTTCATTGCCATGGCCACTACCATGGTTGGAGATGGCATGAGGCAACAGACGGTTGTAGAGTTGTATGTGGAAACTTCGGAGCCCCTGTAACACACACAACGGTTGATGAATGGGTATCCGGTGACCCTGAAGGAAGACGCTTCTGGCGCATTAGGATGAACCAGGAGTGGATGGGAACCGATGGGTATGTCCATAATGCCGATGCCTGTACATGGGAATGTGTCGACCCATTATCAACAGATACTGAGGTAGAAGAGTATTACGTAGTATATGCCTCGGATAACCCAGCAGAATCAGGGACAACCAGCTTAACCTCCTCTATATCTACAACAGCTAGCTCATCGTTAAGTACAACAGCCAGTTCGTCTTACTCAACAACAGCGTCAAGCTCTTACTCCTCAACGGCGAGTTCTTCATATTCAAGTACCGCGTCAAGTTCCTTTAGTTCGACAGCCAGTTCTTCTTACTCAAGTACAAAGTCGAGTTCTTTTAGTACAACGGCCAGTTCGTCCTACTCAACAACGGCGTCAAGCTCTTACTCCTCAACGGCGAGTTCTTCCTACTCAAGTACGGCCAGTTCGTCCTACTCAACAACGGCGTCAAGTTCTTACTCCTCAACTGCGAGTTCGTCATATTCGAGTACCGCATCAAGCTCTTATTCCACAACAGCCAGTTCTTCTTATTCAAGTACGGCCAGTTCGTCCTACTCAAGCACAGCGTCAAGTTCTTATTCGTCAACCGCCAGTTCTTCCTATTCAAGTACAGCGTCAAGCTCCCTTAGCACAACAGCCAGTTCTTCCTACTCCACTACCGCGTCGAGTTCTTATTCTTCAACGGCAAGTTCTTCATATTCAAGTACTAAGAGTTCGTCATACTCAAGTACCGCATCAAGCTCCTTTTCAAGTAGTTACTCCAGCACAGCTTCCTCATCGTTAACGCTAAGTTCTACGTCCGCAAGTAGTTCTTTATCAACGACCGCCTCAAGCTCCCTATCCACAACTGCAAGTTCGTCATATTCAAGTACTAAGAGTTCGTCGTTCTCTAGCACTAAGTCAAGTTCATTTAGTTCGTCTGTAAGCACGTCATTTTCCAGCACGGCCAGTTCGTCATTTTCAAGCACTAAGTCAAGTTCTTTCAGTTCGACGAAGAGTTCGTCATTCTCAAGTACCGCCTCAAGCTCGTATTCGTCAACAGCAAGTTCGTCGTACTCAAGCACAGCGTCAAGCTCGTATAGTTCGACTGTCTCGAGTTCATTGTCGACGACTATGTCGAGTTCCGTATCAACAACAAAGTCGAGTTCGGTGTCTACGACTGTTCCGTGGTATTACGCTTCGGAAATGGACATCACTGAAGATGACGGTGTTACAGGGGTAATCGAGTATATAAGAGGTGTTGACGCTGACGAAGTTGTCGTCGACGAGGCTTCTTCCGAGCAGTTTAAGATAGAATTAAGATTTGGCCTTGCTGGACAAACGGTGTCATCCCCGAGTAGTGACCTGGACGTTTTAATCACGGGTTGGTATGACGGGGATGCATCGCATAACGTCAAACTTGAGCAATACAACTGGGCGACAACGGACTGGGACAGTGTTACCGCCAGCGCGACAGACTTCCCAAGCGTTGGGTCGGAGCAAAGCTACCAGTTCAAGCTGTTAAGTTCAGACACCGACAATACATACGAGGACACAGGGCGCATTTATCTACGGATTCACCATACCAGTAGTGGTGAATCTGATTACTATTTCCACCTTGACGATGTCCATTTGGCAGGAACCGTTCCGACAACGTCAGCGTCAACGTCGGTTTCTTCCACCGTGTCAACGTCAGCATCGAGTTCGCTATCGAGTTCGGTTTCCACAACGGCAAGTTCGTCTTATTCCAGTTCATTATCGTCAACGGTGTCAACGTCGGCGTCGAGTTCACTATCAAGCTCGGTTTCAACAACTGCGAGTTCGTCATATTCCAGTACGGTATCAACGACTGCTTCTACCACCGCTTCGACGACAGCAAGCACTTCTGCAAGCACCACGGCAAGTTCCTCGGTATCGACAACAGCGTCAACGTCCGCTTCAAGTTCCGTATCAACGACAATGTCAAGCTCCTTCTCTTCTACCGGGTCGACTTCAATGTCAACGCCGATTCCACCGGAAGGAGCCTTTGACCTTTCATTAAGGGACGAGTCAATAAAACTTGCACTGCGTGACGAATCAATAAAATTAAGCTTACGGAGGCTTTCAGCGTTTTAGGAGAATATCATGGCAGAAATGTTAGACCTTGAGCGAATAGGCGTAGATCAAATAAATATGCTTAAGTGGGAAATCTATGATCTTAATGGGTCTACGGCTTTTACACTTGCAGATTCAGCTACGTGGGAAATCCGGGCACTGTCTTCGGGTTCGGTTATCCTGAGTGGTAGTGGGACAATCAATAATTCTGATACCGATAAGGCGGGAAATACCATCCGTACGGTATCCATGACGATTGACACGCACCACACAGATCTTGATATAGGGTATTACTACTTGATTCTTTTCATAGAATTAAGTACACAACAAACACAGTATTTTCGGGTGAACCTCGAAGTTGTGGATGTTCGTGAAATCCGATCGGAGGTGGCGTAATGGGTGAATTCCTAAAACCTGAAGAAATGAAGGCCAAGGCAACAATTGACGTTTTGGCTGAGATGACGGCGGCAGACCTTGACGACCTGTATGTAATTCCTGCAGAACGGACCATTGAAGAAGAGTTTAATCTGGACCTGAACACTGACGCGGAACCGTCTTATTGGGCAGGCAGGTTTGTAAGCTATCCCAATATGAGAACCAGCTTCCGTGCAGACTTTCGAAGGGCGGCCATGATATTGGTTAATAGAATGGCTGTGAACCGTGATGGGTATGGTAGCCAAAGTGTGGCCGGCGCATCGGTAACCTATGGCAAAAGAATCCCCGAGGAAGTGAAATCGCTGATGTGGCGCTGGAGACAACCGCCACGGCTATATAGATCATAGAGAACTAAATGCCAATATCCGCTAGTGAGAGAGAAATCCAGCGTTTAGTCAGATATTATAGGAAAGCCATTCGTGACCTGGCTAAAGGCTTTGCATCTGCAGCGGACTTCGAAAAAGGCCGATTCCTATCCCAGATCCAGGGTACACTTGGGATCCTGGAAGACCTGGATGCAAAAACCGCAAGATGGGCACAGCGGAATATAGGCCGGTTATACAAGGCAAGCTCCCAGGAAGCTAACGCTACCCTCCTGCGGAAGCTGGGCGTGTCTAAGAGGGACATAGAGCGCGCCAGGGGCTTTAGCCTAATCAATAACCAGGCAATACAGGCTTTAATGGTAGACCCTGAAGTTGGTTTTTTGACGGGGACGCGGCAGGCGATACAGCAGATCAAAGACAGAATGCGCCTTATCCGCAATCAAGCAAAGCTGCTAAGGACAAAACAAAAGCTCTTCGACGAGACCATTGCTCGGGTGGGCTTCTTGGAAGGGAAAAGCCTTCCGGCAGTACGCGACCGAATTGTCGACGAGATGGTTAAGATGAAAAATACGTCCAATATGGTTTGGACAAAAGCGGCGGCGCAATTGCCTAGTTCTGAGATTGTGTCCAATGTCGCAAACTTGCCATTTGTCAAAGTCCCTATGAAGACCGCCAAGGATGGATTCCGTCGATTACGCATTGACCGGTATGCGGAATTGTTGGCAAGGACGAAATCGAATCAAGCTGCGAACCTGGCGCGCCGGAACACGTCACTGGAGCATAACATACCATTGGTTCAGATATCGAAGAACAAGCCACTACAGGATGATGCTTGTTTCCTTTACATAGGTAAGGTTTTTGCCTTAACCGCTTCTGGGAAAAGGGAGTTCGGCGTTCCCATGGTTAATGAGTTACCTAATGGTGGGGCGCCGTTTCACCCGAATTGTACGCATACAGAAAATGTATTTGTGCCGGAATATCACACAGTTGAGGAGTTACGTTTAGCACTTCAACCGCCGCCGGAGTGGGCATTGAATAAAACCTGGGGGCAAGTTCAGAAGGAATATAGTCGACGAGTTAAGAAGGGAGGTATCCAGGAAGCCTATAAGGCTAATCCGGCGGCGGAACGTTTTGGAAGGACTACAGGTGGTAGGGAACGGCGTCGCGCAGAAGCTGGGCTGGAGCCGGATCTTCCGACTATGCCTGAAGTTATTACTCCTCCCGCACAAAAGACCCCTACGGTTTTCGACACGAAACCATCGCCTCAGTCTATATTGGTCTCCGGGCCGCCCCCGGTTAGCTTCCAGGTTCCTTCAAACCTGAGTAGTTTGCAGGCCAATGACGCATGGAATGTCGCCATGAAAACGAGTAGCGTGGCAAAAGATGCGCAAAGTATTCTGGAGGATCTTATCGGGCAATTGTCTAGGATATATGGATAAATGGCTGTCGTAGCAAAAGTAAACATGAAAAACCCCGGTGGCTGGAGTCGCCATGTGGGGGAGAACCTATTATTAACTGTTTCGGGATCATCGCTTGCCGCTAAGGAAATAGCTAATGTGGTGGCCTATACCTTCGGGCAGGAAGCGATATTCGGGTTCCGTCCCGTAAAGTCCAGCCAGGAGCAAAGCAATCACGTTTTGTTTGTCCGTTTGGGGCATATCCTAAGCAACCGTGAGATGCAGAAGATAGCGAATCAGCCCGGGGTCACCGACTTCTTGACTACGGGGAAGAAGGAGTATGCCTTTATCAAATCTGATTCAAATCAGACAATAGACCGGTTTAAGCTGGATATAGCGCGGGCTTTACAGAAGTCAATCACCGGGGGAATCAAGGAGATAAAGCGGATAGCCCTGGTACCAACGGAGGACTATTACACAGAAAAGCCATTACAGTCTGTTCGTAGGAATAAGCGATCGCATGCTGGGATTAGGCTGGCCCGGCGGCGCCTACACCAGCGGATCGCCCAGGCTGTCCGTGAAGGGGCTGTGTCCGGCCCTGTGGAGTTTCAGAAGGGATATAGGCTATCTGATATCATTCAACCTATCGTGGCCGTACGGGATCTAATAGAAGGCGGTATAGACACCGAAGCGGACGTTTTAAAGGTAGGGGCTATCTTTAGAAAAGAAGTCCTTCGTCCCCAGCGTAGGATATCCCGGCAATTGTACGAGGTAGAAAAGAAGCGAAGGGCACTGTTACGGCAAAAAGAATCGCTAACAAAAGAAGCTGGGCGCCTTGAGAAGGCAATAGGGATCGGTCCCTATTTAAACACCGAAGATCCCATAGAGGCTCTACGGTCCCAGGAGAAGCGAATTTCTTCTGTGTCGCCGGCGGATTGGAAAGAATACCAAGAACATGTCGAATTAATTGCGCAGGTCGACAAGTCTATTAACCGGACATGGCGGGTTGAGTCTTCCCTGCGGAAGCAGCAAGCCGAGCAGTTAAGCCGGGATGTAGTTCAGATATCGAAAGAAATTCGGGACTTCTCGGGGGACGTTGCGGAAACAATAGATATCACTTCCAGCCCTAAGTTGGTCCAGATATTCAAAAGGGTGCGGCGTTATTTCCCGAAGGCATGGATTGACGCCGCCGGAGCCTCCAGACTGAAATTAGGCTGGACAAGCGGCGCCGACACCGGGGGGTATTTGGAAAAACTAAGTGCGCGGTTTACAGATGTTGCGATTCCCATGGGTGAGGAGAAGCCGGAAGCTATGATTCTCCATGCCTATATGCACCACTTGTCCCGCTTCAATCCGCGAATCTTTAAATTAGAAAAGGCCTTCTATCGACGCAGGACAGGGAAAGAATCACTGAAACGGCTTGGGTACCGGAAGGGCGTTCCCATGGGGACCATGGTTCGCAATGACGATTTCGGGGACGGCCCTTCTCCCGGAAGTAGTTCAGCGGATTCCCGCTATTTAGGCCGGGACTACGGGGCCGATATTAGTGAGATTATGGCGCAGGCTATCCCCGGACTCTATGGCTACAATAGGGTTATGACGGCTAAATTACTGCAAGACAAAGACTTACTTGCATTTGTTTTAGGCTTATTGGTGGCAGTGTAATGACGTTTGTTTTTTACGAATCTCGAACGCTTCAACCGTTAATAGCGTGGGTTGATGGGCGGCTAATTGGTAGACAAGACCGCGTGCGAGCGATCCTTGGCAGGTCAAAAGTTCTGCAGGGGAAGCACTTCGGAATTAAACCTCTTGGCCCTGGATCGCCGACGGAGCATATTAAAGACCCCTTTGCGGCATATGATTTTATACAGAAATACTTTGCAAGTGAGGGGCATACGGTTACAATACGGGGAGATATACCGGTACCTGGAAAGTTGCCGGAAAAGTCTTTTCAGTGAGAGAATAGTATCTATGGCAAGGCGGCGTAGTAAGAACAGGACCGCGAGTGCTGATCAGGTTACGGCCTTGATCGCGCGCATGTCCGATTCGGATTACGCCCGACACCTTGCAGAAAGAGATCAATTCTATTTTACCTTTCGAGGATCAAAGGGCCTAGCGGAGGCGCGCCGCAGGCAGGTCCAGAATGGTGAAATATAACGATCTTGCTGAGTTAGAAGTGAAGAGAAATGCTCAAAAGCGCCTTTTTCAAGGCGAATACTACGATAACGAAGATAGAACGCGCTGGCGCCCTAGATCGATATGGGCAGTCTCAGCTAGAAACTATTTATCGCAATGTGCGTGGGCGGTTAAGCCAAACAACTAGGTTTTCCCGCACAACACAGGGTGATTCCTTCCTCCTCGATGGGTCTTTATCGCTTGACCGTCGTTTTGTGCTCCAACCAAAGGACAAGATTACGGTAGGTGATAAGACTTGGATCATATTCACTACAAACGAAGTGCAGGATGTGCACGGGAAAGTTCTATTTAGAACGTACGGGTTGACCAAACAAAAGTGATATGGCGATTTCAATTGAACTTGACATGAAAGAATGGAACGAAGGCATCAAGAAGCTTTCGAAACAGTTTACCGGTGAGGCTATTACCTTCGAAATGGAGGTAGTTGCCAACCAGGTGCTAAAGAAGGCTATTGATTCCCCCATTCCTTCGGGCTTACGAATGCTCGAGTTGTCGGCTACGACAGTTCGTAATAATTCTAAGCTCGAAGTAGCTTTCGGGTTCTCGAAGTCTTATGCCGCCTTCCAAGATCAGCCAGGGAAGAGTGGATCGATTCAAATTAAGCCACGGGTGAAAAAGGCATTGTATATACCTTTGACACGGGCTGGCGAAAGCCATCGATATGGGCTGAATCCGGTTACGGCCGAAGGGTTAAAACCCGGCGTTGATTTCATTATTCGGCGCAAGGCCTTAATTAGGATTAAGCCATATGGCTCGGCATTAGGGCCGAATCACTATTTTTCGGAAACGTTAAAAAGAAATGTGAACTTCATGCTTGAAGCGCTGACTAAGCGTTTGCAGCAGAAGTTGGGTAGTCAGTAAGGGAACCTGGTTATAGATTGCCGGTGAACTAATGGCGTTGATAGCAGTAAATTTTGCGGAAGAGTTGCAGGATTGGATTGCTGACAATTACACCGTTGAGACATTAACGGTGGGCCAGAACTTCATTCTTGGCAATTTATTAGACCTACAAGATATAGCAGATTATCTCGCCTCGAGTGTATCGCTTTCGATGTACGAGGAAGGCGGGAACATTGTGCGGACTGGGCGCCGACATCATCAGGAGCGTTCAATTCGCTTTGTTTTTAAAGGACAATATGGGCAAGAGGCGGTGAACAAAACCTGGCAACTTTTGCAATGGTTGGAAGATCAGAAGACATTTCTATCTTCAACCTTCCGGGTTTGGCTGGCGCGCATCGATAAATTGCCTTCTGTAATTGGGGCCGACCAGGATGGGATTCACTTGGCCGACTCCGTTGTAACGTTTTTCGTCTTATACCGTACGGGGTAAAACCCTAGGGCGAAAAGGAGTGAAGAAAGAATGTCCCAAGAAGTACACAATTCTACTAATAACATCAACATTCCACACAATGTATCCGTGTGGTTTCAGCCGGATTTCACTGGCTCTTACACAGAATTAGGAGATTTGCTTGTCGATGGCATTACTCTATCACCCGATTTCGCCGAGCACAGGTCGTATCGAAACGGCATTAACGCTCTGCGAAAGCGAATGGTAGCCGCTAAATCGGCATCGATCACTGCGACGCTTAACGAACCCAACATTGTCAACCTTCAGAGGGTGCTATTTGGTGGAACAATTGCGACAAGTCAAACAGTGACCGCCTATGAGGGCAAACATCTAACCGTGGCAGATGACGGTGGAATCTATGTAGATCTGGCAGATGCCGGAGAAACATCGTTCAGTGACATTACGGTTACTGGCGTTTACGCGGTAACGGATGTTCAGGAGGGCACCAATCTAATTGCTGCCAATATCCTCCCTGACACCGATGGCCACGTGACACTTAATGAAACAGACACAGGTTTGTCGTCCGGAGATATCGTTTACGTTCGCTATGAGATTTCAGTTGATTCGTTGTATTCGACCGAGATCTTCGGTGCGTCTAATGCAACGGTAGAGGGCGCGGCTATGGTCCAAGCACGAAACCTTCAGGGTGGCGTTGTGCAGATCTGGCAGCTTTCCTCCGTTCATTTGGCAGCCAATGGCGACATGACGTATCCCTTGGACGCTGTCCAATCCATTCCGATCTTGTTGACACTTCAGGAAAGAAGTGGCTCGTTCGGGACGGTGTACGCGAAATAATTGTCGGAGCCAGCTTGATTAGCTTCGACAAAACAATGAGGAGGCGGGATGTCGAAGATACTTCGTCATGCGACTTACGAGATGGTGGGCGAAGGAGGGCAAAGCTTGCGGTTGAAGAAATGGTCAACTGCGAAGCTTTTCCTCCTTGTCCGCGATATCGGATCGATTCTTGAGGAATCGTTTGATGGTCTTTTGTTGGATAAGATATCTGAGGTGCAGCTTATTACCCGTTTGGTCATAAGCCTTTGCCGGTCTGAGAAACGCGCTGTGCGTTTGATCCGCGAAACCTTGGAAGAACCCAAACTTACTGAGAAGGAGATTCTGGGATGGGATCCTGAAGACTTTTTGGGATGTCTTAGGGCGGTTTTTGAGTTAAACCTAACTAAGGACTTATCAAAAAACTTCGAAGGGCTTCTGGGCCTAATCGGGAATCAGAGCCCGGCTGGAATGAAGAAGTCGGAAAAGCCCTTGACAGAAGCCTCTCAGTAAAAGAAAGACTCGATAATCTCGAAAAAGCGTTATTTAGGATAGTCAGCAGTCTTGGTTACCGGGGCTATAGCTTACGCGAGCTTTGGGATTACGAAGACGGGGCGACCCTGGATCAGCTTTTAACCTTAAATGTCGAGGCTGGCAGGCTGGCGCTTGTCGATCAAAAGGCACAAGTGAACGCCATGACAGTTGCTTTAGCCTCGTTATTTGACGGTTCTCTATTGCAAAAGCACTTCCAGTCTATCGATGCGGCTTTACGGGAAACTGATGTCTTAGGCTTGGGGACAAGTGGGGGCGCCGGCGGTGGTGGGAAAAGCTTTGCGTCAAAACAGGCGGCTGCAATTCACACAGTTAATCAGCTGAATAAGCTGAATGTTTTGTTGAGGGCTGGATAATGGCTGGAACATTTGAAGTAGGGTCCATACTTGCAAAATTTAAAGCAGACCCAACTGCTTTAACTGCTAATCTAAAGCAAGCTGGACAAGCGATCGCAGCTTTTGCCAAAAGGCTAAAAGACCGCCTTAAGCAGACAAAGATTCAGTTCTTAGACGCTAAGGGGATCAAGGCGAAGCTTGGCGTCATTACGAAACAGTTCACCGCTTTTGCAAAAACAGCGACTAAAGCGTTAGGAAAAATCACATTAAAGATTTCCCTTAAGGCCTTTAAGCTTGGACTAAGGGGTGCAACGAGGGCTGCCAAGCTTGCCGCGAAAACTATCAAGAAAGGGTTCGCTGGGGTAAACGCCGTCTTCAGCAAATTGCGCGGGGCGATGTTTAGCCTACAAGGCCTCCTTGCGACTGTAGGTGCCGCCTTCACTGGGATGTCACTTATCCGGCGGGCGGAGGATATAGATACGCTATCTATAGCCTTCCAGAACTTATCAAGGTCGGTAGGAGCTACGGCGGATGCATTCTTAGTTGATTTGCGGGCTGCTACGAAGGGAACGGTATCTGATCTTGACTTAATGCGGACAACTAACAACGCCGTGTTGCTAGGTGTCGTAAAGGGGCAAAAGGAGTTTGCTGAATTAGCGACGATCGCACGTAGATTAGGTCGTGCCGTTGGGCGGGATACCGTAAACGCTATCAATGACTTAGCCGTTGGTATTGGTCGCCAAAGTCGTCTGATTCTTGACAACCTGGGTCTTATTGTAAAGGTCGGGGACGCGAATGCAGCATATGCCGCGAAGTTAGGGAAAACCGTAGAACAGCTCACCGACGCGGAAAGGCGTACTGGGTTTTTTAACGCTGCAATTGAAGCCGGGCGAAAGAAGATTGCTGAGTTGGGCCCTGATGTAGACACCTTATCCGATTCTTGGGGGAAGTTTACGGCCTCCTTGTCAAATGTTATTGACGTTATCGCAAAAGCATTTGTCGGCGGTGGCGCGTTCTCCGCTGTAGGGAATTGGCTGACTGAAAACGAAAAGCGCATAGGAGCGTTTGCCGGTTTTATTGCCCGTACTGTAAAGAATTTGGTAGGAATCTTTGCCGGGCTATATGCAGATCTGTTTGGCGCTGGCAACAGGAAGGACTTTATAAAGGCCGCAATTGATTTTGTTGTTGATGGGGTTGAGTTTGTCCTACGGGCTGCCACAAAGACATTACTACTGGGCTTACGGATTTTGTTTTCCAAAGCAGCGGCTGTTGTATTCAAATTAGTCGCATCTATCTTTGCTGAGTTGGGAAATCGTGTTGTTGAACAGATTGCTATTTTAATGAATAAGGCAATAGCTTACTTCAAAACAGCTATAACAAAAATTCGTGCAAAGATCCCAGGTGTAAACAAGCTGTTTGGGTTAGATGACCCGAAGGCACTTGACGCAGCTTTGAAATCTATAGAACAAGAGGCAGAACGTCGCGCAGGAAATATTCGCAAGAATGCGGCCAAGAATGCCAAACAGATTGCTGCAATTATCGACGTGACTATAGATGAGGTCAGTGAGGAGCTGGCGGGGTTAGCAGAAGAGATAGCGAGCACTTTTGACGGGCAGTCAATCGCACGGCAGCAAAACCGCTTTGTCGGGGCAATTACAAGTAGCATTGACGCGATAAAGAAACAGTGGGACCGGTTAGGATTAGAATTGAAAGATCCTTTTGCAGGGTTCTCCACAATACAGACACAAAGGGAGATTGCGCAGTTAGGAAAGGTTTTTACGAAGATTGTTAAGCTTAGGGCTGCTGGGATCCAAGCGGCGCCGGAGCTAATAACTGAAGCCGACGTAGAAGCCTCCGGAAAACGGCTAAAAGAATTCGAGAAGTATATCCTAGATATCAATAAGCTGTTTGTGGACCTGAAGAAGGCCCCGGAGGAAGCGCAGGCGGCGATTGCCAACGAGTTTAGGTTTGCTATTGCTGGGCTCAATTCCACCTTACGGGATAGCGCTGAGGAAACATTAAATTCTGCGCAGTCTATCTTGAAGCAGAAGAGTGCTGCGGAAGCTTCTGCTCATACCCTGCAAGGTCTTCGAAAACAACTAGTTGAGTCTATGCAGTCTATTAGCGACCAGGCTGCGGCGGGCGAAACGGCTGAAAAGAGTCTTTTGGCAACGGCTGATGCGCTTATCGAGCAGGCCGAAGCCAGTGGCCAAGCAGTCGGAGTATTAAAGGAGTTGCGGCAGGAAGTGGCGGCTACAGCTACGGCCATGTCGGCATTCGAGGAGGGCGCCGGCACTACAGCCTTCCAGGTGGGGCGTCAGTTCCGCGTCGAAATGCTTGGTGTTGTCGAAGCTATGATTGGTCAAAGACAGGCTACAGGAGAATCGACAGAAGACTTAGAGAAGCTACGGCGTGCTTTTGATCATGCAGCGGGGGGTTTTGAAAGTTTTGCCGGAAGCATTGATAGTCAATCTGGAGCCCTGGAGGGGTTGAAGAACAGTCTCAAGGGAAGCTTGTCGGCAATGAGTAACCAAGCGGCTGCGGCGGGCCTTGCTTCTGACGCTGCTGTTGAAATGCGGCAACGGCTATTTGAGGCGATAGATGCTTTCGGGGCACAAACAGTGGCTGTCGTTGATACCGAGCACACCATAAACGGGTTACGGGAAACTGTTAGTCGATTCTTAACAATATTCAAAACAACAGAAACGGTTCTTAAGTCCACCGGCGAAGAAACCATGTTAACGGCGGATCAGTTAAAGATCTTTATCGAGCGCATGAACAAGGCGAAGAATGACGCGGTGTTGTGGGCGGGAGCCATGAACAACAACCAGGATGTTCTTCAGTCTTTCAAGAATGCGATCTCCTCCGCTTTCGGCGATTTGTCAAAGGATATTGGAAAAGACGCACTGGGGAGTATTCAGAAACAAGTAGAAGCTTCCCTGGAAGGGTTTAAAGACTTCGGGGATGTCACAACGGACATTTCTAAGACAGCTGCGGACTTAAGGCTACAGCTACAAACGATTGTTAAATCGATTCTGGACGCACAAATCGCCGTTGCTAAGTCTAACCCTAAGTTGGAGTCTTTGCGGAAGAAGCTTGAAGATCTGCGAGAAGAGGCGGTGAAGGGGATTGACGTAGAGGCCGCCATTAAGGCAGCAACAGCCCCACGATTTTTTGATTCCCAACAATTAGACCAGATACTTACCCCCTTCAAGGCGGCCCTGCCTAAGCTCCGGATTGATATTGACACAGAAGGGCTCGAAGGTGCCGAGAAGGACTTGCAGGTATTTATTGGCACGTTACGCGCAGCAATCCTTGACCCTAAGCTAGACGCTGAGTTACGGGCTCGTAAGGCAAGCTTTGACGAAGTCTTTAACGCGATACTTGAGAAGGTGGCGCCGGAGAAGCGAACAAACCTCCGGAAGTTCAAGGAAGAATTTGCCGACATGTTGCGCCAAAGGGACGCAGCGAAGGAGGCTGCCGAGGCGGTTAAGGCTTTGGAGCAGCTGGAATACGAGTTAAAGAAACTTGACGCGCAGGTTGAGGTTTCCGAAGGAACCCTGGGACAACTTGGGCAACAATTCAAGAATCTGCAGATAGCCTTAGAGAAAGCGATTGAGAAACTGCCTGCCGAAAAGATTGACGAGTTTCGGAAGAAGTATGCTCAAATGGCCGAGGCTTTGGCACGGGTGGAGATAGCAAAAGTAAACCAGCGCTTTGAAGACTTCCAGGATCAAATGGCCTTGGCCACAGAAGCCACAAGTCGCGAAGCTATACAGATCCGCAACCTGGCGGAAGCGCTTAGTCAGTTTAAGAATGATTTACGTGAAGCGGGCTTTTCGGAAGAAAAACAGATTAAGCTTCTTGAAGACATGAGGGGGAAGACCATAGAACTTCAGAAATCTATAGGCATGTCGAAGTTCGTTCAGTCTATCGAGGAGTTAAAGGATCGGACCGCCGACGCGAAGTTTGAGCTGGAGCAATTAGGCCGTACCGAGTTGGATCAGCGACTGGCTGACATTGATCGTGAAATGTTAGAAATGCGGGATTCTGCCCTGCAGGCGACTGACGCACTGTTAGCACATGCCGAGGCTGCCGGCATGGACGAGGCCCAAATATCTTCGCTTAGAGATCGGGTCCGGGAGCTACGAGAGAACTTTAACAAACAAGCCGGGGCCTTGAAGAAACAAGAGGTTAACGTTTCCCAGGCAGTAAGCCTTAAGGAATCTGCGGCCGAGTTATCCGGGACAGTGACCGACGCTTTCTCAAATGCATTAATGGACGCGTTCGAGTCTGGGGAATCATTTGCCAAGCAATGGGCAAACATTGCCGCAGGGTTCTTTAAAAATTCCATGACAAAGGCATTTGACTTCTTGCAGGAACAGTTGTCACTCGCCTTTGAAAAGGCTTTCGGATCGATAGGTATAGGTGCCGCCGGTGGGGCTTTAGTATCTGGCCTTCTTGGTCTTGCCGGGGGAATTTATGGCGCATTGAAATCAAATAGGACAAGTACGGTTGACGACTTCGAAGAGTCAGTCAACTCGTCTGAGGCCGTGAGAGGCGTTGTAGCGGGCCCTACTAACGTTGCGATATCAGCTGTGGGTGACAGCCTAAAGAACGCTCTCCGGACGACAGAGGTGCTTCTGGAGCGAATTGCAATAGCTGTTGAGTTCGGCGGTTACGGGGGAGGCGGTGGACCCGGGCCTGGTGGTGGCGGATTGCAGAATAACGCAATTATGCCATTGTCGACAAGTACCGCTAGTTAGGAGTCAAAATGTCTGAGACTTTCTATTACGTCGGTGAGGTTCGAAAGGGTGACAAGATCCAGGTGCCGATTGAAACCGTTGGCTTAGGCTGGACGCCGGGATATTTTGACATTGTCGATAATGACAGTATGACAATATTGAAGGCGGACCAGGCGGTAACTTCAAACCCAACGGACCTGTACGGCGTTAGCTTTGTCAGCTTTGAGATTGCCGATGAGTTTCTCGGGCCGGGGAGCACGCGAAGTCTTACTTTCTACGAAGGTCGGAGTTATACGATCTTAATTAAGGAAAACGCTGGGCAATTTGGAACCGATAACACCAATCGTTTCCTTTGCCATTTTCGAATAGCAGCGGATCCCAAACAAACCTATCTGGGTTCTGTTGAATATGGAAAAACCTTTCGGTTTATGCACCGTGAGGAAGCTAACACGTCGCTATACTTTGACGTGATAAATCCTGAGAATGGGTCAATCGTTCTTGGGAATACTGCCATGTCTGGGCCTGAACCTGGAAACCGTACATATCGGGGGGAATTTAATTCCGAGACATTAAGCCTGACAATTGGCCGAACGTATTACATCCGGGTCAAAAACCAAGCGGTAGATGACCCAAATTTGGATTGGCTGTATTCGTTCACAGTCACGCCACCGTTAGAACAGTGGATGCAGCGTCTTCTGGCGGCGGGTGGCGAAAATGTTGTCATGGATAATTTCTCATACGATCAGGCTGGGAATATTCTCGGCCTGCGGGTTAGGCATTTTTCAACGGCTTCAGGTGCGCAAAATGCAACACCCGGTGTCACTGATCCCGAGCCCGATGAGATCTCTTCCTATATCGTAGAACAAGAACATAATGTTGCCCGCAACGTGAGGACGTTGCATAGGGCGTATCTCGAATATGAATCGGATAGTGTACCGGGGGAAGGTTAATGCAAATCTTAGAACAACTAATGGAGCAAGCACCATGGGCAGGCGCGTTATTGGCCCTTGTTGTAATTTTTGTGCGGTATTTGGTTAAAAGGGACGCGGCACATAATGAAACAATCAAGTCAATCGTTGATAGGCATGACGCGCAAACGTCGAGCATTTGTGACAATTTTAGCGAGCACAACGAGCGCTGCCTGGCAAAACAAGAAGAGTCACTACGGGCGACAGAAAGGAATTCACTGTTGTTAGAAGAAGTTAAGTCTGTGTGTAATCGGCTAAATGAATCTATCGTTGATTGCCAAAAGACACAGACATTGATAAGGGAAAATACATCGAAACCGGCAGGATAATGTCTGTATTCGGAATATTAAATAGAGCCTATCACAATAACAAACAAGCTATCCCCTACGATAACGGGGCAGGCCTGGACCCGATAGGGAAGTACGTTCCCACGGCATATCAGGGGACAGCGCAGGTCACTGATATATATAGATATGGCAGCGACGTTCAGGGCGGCCGTTTGCGAATGGTCGTCCTTGATCGCGCGCCAATGGATCAAGGCCCAGGGGCAAATGACACGTTCTATCTATACTCGGCTGCTACGGCTGATGTAGATGGGGAGTTTGTTGTTTGGCAACTTGAAGATAGCGACGCAACTAAATGGCTCTATTTAGACAACACGAATCCGCCGAAGGCCACAGTAGGAACCGATCATTGGGAGCCCGATGATGCGTGGGTATATTTTGCGCCGACGAGCAAAGGAGATATTTACGTGGACCCGTTAAGAGTAATATCACATCCCTCGTTTCGGCAAGTAGAGGGCGAGGGGATATACACCTATCCGTTTAATCCGGATATCACCCGCAATTTTGCGTATCACCCCACAACCAAAGTGGATGGGGTTCTCCAGCGAACGCTATCCTCTAATGTGTTTGTCGCGCAACCGCAATATGAAGAAGATATTATTATCACTGAGATATGGTTGGGTGGCGGTGCCCGTTTGTCGACGTTGGCGGAGATGTTCCGAACGCTTTATCAATATTGGGTGACAATCCCCGACGTGGGGGAATCTTTAGGCTGGGAGCCAAGGGATCGAACCTCCGATCGGTTTCTGGTTCAAATTGTGCGCATTCAATTGGGTGGCTTAGATTTTGAGTATCAAGAAGTTAGGCAGCATGCGCAGACAAACCAAAACGCTTATTTAAATAAGCAGTTGACGTTACAAATGAAGTTATCGAAAAGAACTACTCCGCCCATAGGACAGATTACGTTAGAGGGCCGGTAAATGCCGAGCGAGAAGACATTAGTTCAGGGTAACCCCACATTAGACAAGATGTCGGCGCGTCTTGGATTGGCTGGCGCTGGTGTCTTAGGTCCGATCTTGAAGGGGCTGGCTGCGACGGTGTCGATTACAACACAGAAAGACGAGATCTTAGATACAGTACGTGTCTATGACGATCACCTATTTGATTCTTCATTAACGGGTACGCTTGAGAATGTGGGCGATGGTGTTACTCAATGGACAAAGGATATAGTCTTTGGGACCGATACCAGTTATGGGCTATCCGGCGCGAATGCTGTTCGCAATTACCTTGAATGGGATGTCCGGAAAAAGACTATTCCCAACCCTTCAGACGAGCCTTCTTCCTACGCGGTAGACCGTGCATATTTCGATGACACCCGCAATTACACAGAAGAAACGGGGGTTAGTGCTTCCGACGCAACCGTGCGGGAAATGTCAGGGCTAACGTTTCGGGAGGAGAAGAAGTGGGTCTATATCGTTGATGATTCCGGCTGGTTGAAAATTGTCGACAAAGACGGGACACAGGTAGGAAGCAATATTGAGCTTCCCGCTTCGTTAGGGTTTTCTGACCCTGAAGCTGTTGTGTATATGGGTAGTGATCGGTTTGCCGTGTTGGATGAGGGAAGTTATGGCGTTAGGAATCCCCGTATATTCCTTTTTCATTTAACAGAAGACCAGACTGAAATATCGGCTTCGGACCTGAAGATATACGAGCTAGACCAGGTTGAAGAGTTTCCCGCCGGGTTAGGGGCGGAGGGGATTGCTTACGATCGGGCAAATAAGCTTTTCTATGTTGGCACGCAGGACACAACCGACGCCACCGGTGGACTGTGGGAAGTGGATCTATTTAATCGAGACACTGACGACAAGCCCCTTCAAACACTACTATTCCGTTGGTATGACGTGTTAGTTGAACCCGGCCATTTAGGCGCCGGGGCGCTGCTGGGTGACCTGTGGTTCTCGTCTGACATCGCTAATGGACAAGCAAACAATTCTATCTTCTGTAGCTTCAGAAGCCCTATAGCAAGCGATCCGGCAACGCAGCGTAAGGTTATTCAGGTAGCAATGGCGGGGACTGACGGTGGGACGTATATTTCAGAATACGGCCATGGGATCACCGGTAAGGTGGAAGGCTTTACCATGGATCCTTATACGGAAGAAATGTGGTTTGCACAGGAAGGAACAGGTACTAACTTCTGGCGCCATGGCCACACTGGGTACGAAGAAACAACAACATTCAAAAGACAGTTTTGGGTAAAAGACGCGCCGGCATGGGGCGCTATGTTTCTTGCTGGGCAAGAAGCGCAGGTCGGTATTGCTATTGCGTTTGTCAATCCTTCTGACGCTAATACTCGAGCCAAGGATGTAACGCTCGGGATAAACATACTCCCCACCTTTGCCGACGAGTTTTTCACGCAGCATGAATTTGACGGGAATAGATATGCACAAACCCTTCGAGGCTGGGGAGGCGCTTCGACAGTGGAGATCTATTTAGACAATACTGTCGGTTCTCCGGTAATCCCTGAAATGGATATCGGGGATTTAGAAGGTTATTACTGGACCGCCCCCAGCGCGGGCTTGCACGCAATTATCGCTCGGCTACGTGCCGACGAAGGTTCAGAATACTATGTAGACATTACGGGGTATATCCGCTTTCGACAAATCCAATGCCCCACATAAGGAGGCTTGATGGCAATTATTCGCTCGACATTGAATCATGGCGGCAATGACGCGGATAATCCTATTTTGGAAGGTATGACGCTTCAGGTCAAACTACATAAGAACAGCGCTCAATCTTTGCGGCAAGCTTGGGTACAGGTAGGGGCTACCGTGCACTATGACCTAACAAGCGTCGCCGTGGAAACAGATACGGAGGTAACAATAAACCTAACTGCCGGAACCGAGTTGCAAGCAGGCGCTCCTGCGGTTCGCAATGTTATTCATTTCACGACAACGGATCACAATCACGTAAAACAAGTGGTCTACGTAGCAACGCAGCCTTCTGCGCTAATTACGTTAGATGGTTACAACGCGGATGATCCTGTCTCGCCATTCATTTGGCCCATATACGTGGACGGAAGCTGATGGCAACGTACTATTTTGATTCGGTCAATTCAGACATAGGTGATAGTGGGGCCACCCATAATAAATATATGCAATCAGTGGACCCCGCCGACGGGACAACCTTACAGGTCGGCGGAAACACTGCTGTTGGAACGAAATACTATTTTTGTTTCTTCACCACATCTGGAGTACCTGAAAACGTTGATTGGGAAACCGGAGATTGGGACGTTGTCCTTAAGTGGGGCGAGGTTGAAGCGAATTGGGATACAAGGGTACGGATTCGACGTGTTGATTCTGCTGGCACCACGCAAGAAGCTTCAGACTGGTCTTCGGCAGTTACGTCTGTAGATTATGGATCACACACATTCGAGTTTAATAACTTAGATTTTTTATATACTGATGCCGGTGACGTTACAGACAGAATCTGCGTAGAAGTCGAAGCAACTAAATTAAGTAACGGGGTTAGGTATTATCAAGTTGCAGTTGCTGATGCGTCAAGTGGTTCATATGTAATCACTCCTGTTGACGAGACGCCAACAACAACGGCCTCGACAACAATGTCTACTTCGGTGTCAACCACCGCTTCTACTCAATCAACTACACAAAATCCCCAGGTTTTGACCAGTGTTGTTTCCGATGTGGCTGAAACGGATGACTTGTATAAGCGTGAGATAGAGGAGTATACCGGGGACTCCGACGCCACCGGTGGTGGATTTTCTATAGGGACGTATTTATTTGATACGCATAATCTATATTGGTATTCTCCGGCAGGTGTCCCTGATGCTTTAGACTGGGGGGATGGGTCTTGGTCGGTAAGACTAAACGTTTCCCTATACTTCGCATTAACTGGATCCGGGATTAGCGCCCAAGTGTTCATTGCGCGGGTATCTTCTGATGGGTCTACAGTTAGGGATAGTTTTCAATTAACGCCGACAAATCAAACGCCAATTACAGCCGGTGTTGTGTACGTGTTTCGGGGGTCGCATGAATGGTCAGGCGCAGGCTTCCAGCAAAGTGACAGAATACGGGTAGAGTATCGACTTACAAACATTGAGGGTAATGGTGTTATAACGCTGGGCAAACTTGGGCAGTGGGAATATGCCGGTGTAGATAGCCCTATTTCATGGGAGCCACCAGAATCAGCGACAACAACTGCTTCGACAACTGCTTCCACCACCATGTCGACAGCGTCGACAACACAGAACCCTATGGTTCTGGCGAAAGTAGATTCCGAGTTCATAGGGACAGACGAGCCCTTAAGTTATTCTATAGAAGAACTAAACGGGAATACCACAACGGGCGTTATTATCCCGTCAAACAAGTATGATACACATAACGTATACTTCTACTCCCCGGTAAATGCCCCTAATGTACTGAATTGGGATGCTGGAGCTTGGAAGGTACGCCTATACGTATCGTCGTATACGCTAATAGGGGGTGCCGGAAATAGTATGTGGGCTCGGGTATTTATTGCTCGGGTTTCAGAAGATGGGCAAACTGTAAAAGATAGCTTCCAGCTTACGCCCCTTATACAGAACCCCCTACCGCGTGAAACAGTTTTTGTTTTTCGCGGGTCGCATACTTGGTCAGGGGCTGGGTTCGCGAAAACCGACAGAATCCGCATAGAATATCAGCTTATTAACCTCGAGATAGATGGCGCCATTTGGTTGGACGATCTCGGAAAATGGAGCTACGCGGGTGTTGATACACCGGTCGAGTGGGAGCCTTACACAACGTCGAACACTACAACGGCGTCGACTTCTATGTCGACAACAGCTTCGACAACTGCATCCACGACTGCCTCAACTACAAAATCATCGTCAGTTTCAACTACAGCCTCCACGTCATTTTCTAGCACTTACTCAACTGCGTCGACAACACTAAACCCAGCTGTCGCGACACAAGCCGAGTCAGATTTAAACACTACTGATAGTCCCAATCGGTACACATTAGAAGAACTAAATGGTAATACCGACGGCGGGGTTACCATAGGGTCGATAAAATACGACACTCATAATATTTACTTCTATTCGCCTATTAATAGCCCCGGTCTTACGGATTGGCCGAGTGGCGCGTGGAAGGTTCGGTTCCACGTATCCCATTACACTGCGCTAAGTGGCGTAAACATACATACGGAAATATTTGTTGCCCGCGTATCTGAAGATGGGGAAACTATTAAAGATAGTTTTCAGTTAACGCCGTCAATACAGAATCCGGTCTGGAAAGAAGTGACCTACGTATTTCGTGGAAGTCATACGTGGTCGGGGAGTGGCTTTGCGGCAACAGACCGTATTCGGATTGAATACCGGATTACCAATATTGAACAAGATGGTGTTATCTTTTTAGGGGAATTAGGACACTGGTACGCAGCTGGTATTGACAGCCCTATTGAATGGGGTCAAATTACAACCACCGCGTCAACCACGGCAAGTACGTCAAATTCAACTACCGCATCTAGTAGCTTGTCGACTACTGCTTCTTCAACGGAGTCGACCACAGCTTCAACGAGTAAATCCACTACAGCAAGCTCGTCGTTAACGAGTACTGCTTCAACTAGCAATTCGTCAACAGCTTCTTCGAGCCTATCGAGCAGCATGTCTTCCACGGAGTCGACAACTGCTTCGACAACTGCGTCAAGCTCGATGTCGACATCATCCTCCACCCAGAATCCGTTAGTCTTAACCAGCGCAGAAGACGACCTGGCGGAAACGGATGATCCTCTTCACAAAACAATTGAAGAATTGAATGGGAATACCAGTGGTGGGTTTTCCATAGAATCGAATCAATTCGATACCCACAACATATATTTCTATTCTCCGACTAATAGCCCAAATGTATTAGACTGGGATACGGGTGCCTGGAAAGTAAGACTGTGTATATCGTCATACATTAACCTGAATGGCAGTGGTATAACCAGTCAAGTCTTTATTGCACGTGTATCTGCAGATGGCCAAACGGTTAGAGACAGTTTTCAGTTATCTCCTACAGTACAGCTACCTACGACTCGAGAAGTTGTTTACGTATTTCGTGGCAGTCATACTTGGTCTGGCGTGGGCTTTGAAAAGACTGACCGGATTCGGGTGGAATACCGGATTATAAACACGATAGGTAATGGTGTCTTTGTCCTTGGGCATTTGGGAGAATGGAATTACGCCGGTGTTGATACTCCGCTTGAGTGGGAAAGTTACACCACATCGGACAGCACAACGGCGTCGACCAGTGTTTCTACCACAGCTTCGACAACTGCTTCGACAAGTGAAACAACAACTGCTTCGACTACCGCTTCCAGTTCAGTTTCGACCACCGCGTCAACATCGGCGTCAAGTTCTATATCAACATCGTCGTCAACTCAAAACCCGTTAGTTTTAACTAGGGCAGAAGACGACTTGGCGACAACAGATGATGTTTATCACCGGACTATAGAAGAACTAAATGGGAATACGGACGGCGGGTTTTTCGTAGGTTCTACTAAATACGATACACACTATTTGTATTTCTATTCCCCCATTAACGCTCCAAATGTTTTGGATTGGGCGGCTGGTGCTTGGAAAGTTCGTTTGCATGTTGCTACCTATAATGCGTTAAGTGGGACCGGGATTTACAGCCAAGTCTTTGTCGCGCGTGTATCTGAAGATGGGCAAACGGTAAAAGACAGCTTCCAGTTAACTCCGTTAATGCAGGTACCTACGCTAAAAGAGGTCACCTACGTATTTCGTGGATCGCATACTTGGTCCGGCGCCGGCTTCGCAAAAACCGACCGTATCCGCGTTGAATACCGTGTTATTAATATTGAGCAAAACGGAGTAATAGGTTTCGGCAACCTGGGCCATTGGGAATACGCTGGTGTTGATACGCCGGTTGAGTGGGAGCCTTTTACAACAACAGCCTCGACCACAGCTTCGACAACAGCTTCGACAACGGCGTCAACCTCCGTATCGACTACGGCTTCGACCACGGCGTCATCCTCGGTCTCCACAAGCGCCTCGTCTACACTGTCGACGCAACACCCCAGTACAACGGCACCGTACGGACAGCGTGAACTATTCGCTAAACAAACTTTTGAAGACGGGTTAGCGGAAGGCTGGACAAACGGCACGGGGGCTGCCCTTGAAGGGTACTGGGTTGAAGGACCGACGGACGGTGGGCTTGAAGGCTCCGACTATATGTTTGTTGGTGATTGGGCGGCTGCGGGAAGTAATTATGCGCAGCTAAAGATACCCAACCTGATCACTGAAGGGGTTGTGGATGTAACCTTCAAGGTTCGTACACACAGCGAAGGTAATACCCGGGTTATGTCTGTCGGGATTAAGGGCTCCGGCGATAACCTGTCAGACCGCATTGGCTATATCCGTTTTTACCATACAGGATCAATCCAGGCAAAAGACGGGGCAACGTGGCGCGATATCCGCGAATGGTCACCGGATACAAATTACACCGTCCGTTTTGTCGCACACTGTTCGGCGACTGACGGCGATTACAATGTCTACATAGATGGGGTATTAGAAACAGACACAGATGGCCCGTTTGCGTGGCCTGATGTAACCGCTGACGGCTTCCAGGCAATATTCTTATCCAGGGGCGATACCGGCACACCGGGGGCCGGAGAATTGCTCATGGTGGACAATATCGAGGGATTCCATAGTTATTCCCCCGAGATTGCCGAGGGGTGGCGTGGGCGCGATATCGGTACAAAGCCAGACTACGCTGGGGACGACGAAATCACCGCCAAGCCTCAGAAATGCCTATGGTGGGCTAAAGGCTCCTGGTGGCTTGTCGATTATGACGGGTCTTCTGGCTACTACATTTATCGATTTGACGCGAATGGTAAGATATGGCGAACACAAGGGGTTCGCATTGAGGAAGATCCTGATTGGCGTTGGTCGGTATGGTACGACGAAAATGATGACGTTTACATTGCGGGTCAATCGGGCCGTGTAGCGGTAAGCAATCGGCTATATCGATATACCTACTCTGCAGCGCTTGATGATTGGACCTTGTCTGACGCCACTAATTGCGGCGGGGCAATGAATCCATGGTCTGCCACAGGTGATGATAACAATCCCCCTAATATAGACCTTGTCGGCGATTCTCAAAACCGAATATGGGTTGTATGGCATACAGCAAGCGCAGTTGATTCGGGCGCTATCGAATACGAAGTTAGAAGCACAGCTGATCTCGCACTTATAAACGATACTGATTACAACTGGCCTGTGACTCTACACAATGTCGGTTCTGACGACATGTATTCCTGTATTGGTTTTGATGACGGGACTGCCTCCATAGGTATTTTGTACTCGCATCATGTTTCAGGATCTGTGTTAACCGACGAAGAGATCGGTTTCCTTCACCACCACGACTCGGAAACCGACCTAGGGGTAAGCGGCTGGGAGGCGTCGGAGCAGGTCAACTCAGGGCTTCAGGATCTTGAACCTGACGACCATGTCGATGTGGCGGCCGATCCAAATACCGGACAGCTATTTGCCTGTTGGAAAACGTCTATGGACGATCCAGCAGAACCGGTTGTTCAGTTCTCCCGCAGGCCTGATGCAGCAAGCGGCTGGACAGACCACGCTACCGTTTGGATTGGTACAGGTTACACACGTCCACGGATTCTCGTCGATAGGCATAACAAAGAAGTTTACGTTGTTAGCACGTATACCCCAGGCACTAACACCATTGTATACAAGAAGTCCGATACCGACGTTATCGCTTTCGGTTCTGAAGTAACAATAATCCAAGACACCGGCAGCACACAAAACAACGTTATGCCGCCACGCCAATCGATCCACCCGAACGATGGCGATTTTATGGTGTTGTCAGGTGGCGCCAACAATTATCGATACTACAGCACTTTCGGGTTAAGCCAGACTATATCGACTTCTGCGTCAACGTCGGAGTCGACAAGCGCCAGCACATCAGCTTCTTCGAGTGTCTCAACTAGCGCTTCAACAACCGCGTCAAGCTCCCTATCGACAACAGCTTCAACGACTGCGTCAACGTCAGCCTCCAGTACTATGTCAACTGCGTCGACTACACAAAACCCGGAGGTTTTAACAAGGCTCGAGTCGGACCTGATCACTACAGACGACGACCTGAAGTTTACGGCGGAAGAGCTGGGTGAACATACTACCGGCGACATTATTCTTTCTACCGAAGCTTTCGATACCCATAATATTTATTTCTATACTCCTCTAAATTTCCCAAATAAGCTTGATTGGGAAGCGGGTGCCTGGAAGGTCCGGCTATTTGTTGAGCACTATTCCCTCATAAACGGTGACGGGATTACGTCACAAGTCTTCGTTGCGCGTGTTTCTGAAGACGGGGAGACTGTAAAGGACAGTTTCCAGCTTACCCCCACAAGTCAAGTCCCCACATACGAAGATGTGACGTATGTATTTAGGGGTAGCCATACTTGGTCGGGTGCTGGCTTTGCTAAGTCTGACCGAATCCGCTTTGAGTATCGACTTACGAATACAGAAGGCACAGGAGTAATTTGGATAGGCCTTGGAGACTGGTCTCGCTCCGGCGTTGATAAGCCCATAGAAGGTGTCGAATACACAACGTCGCACACCACAACCGCATCAACGTCAGCCTCCACTACCGCCTCTACCACCGCCTCTACCACCGCTTCCAGCACAGCCTCCAGTACCGCTTCAACGTCGGCTTCTTCTTCAGTATCCAGCTCCGTTTCAACAACAGCATCCTCAAGTCTATCGAGTAGCGCGTCCACCACCATGTCAACGACAGCTTCCAGTTCTATGTCGACATCGTCGTCAACACAGAACCCGGAAGTTCTAACCATACTCGCGTCGGATCTTATTACAACAGACGAACCATTGCGGTTCACCCTGGAAGATCTCGGAGGCCATACAACCGGCGGGGCCGCCTTTACAACTAATGAGTTTGATACCCATAACGTATACTTCTATTCGCCATTACATTACCCCAATAAGGTAGCCTGGGAAACGGGAGCCTGGAAGGTTCGGCTTTACGTTGACAACTACACCGAGCTAACCGGCGAGACTATTACATCACAGGTCTTTGTTGCTCGTGTGTCAGAAGACGGCGAAACGGTAAAAGACGATTTTCAGCTTACCCCCGTAAGCCAGGTACCGACATGGACTGACACAACCTATGTGTTTAGGGGGACGCATACCTGGTCAGGGACCGGCTTCGCGAAGACCGACCGTATTCGGGTTGAATATAGGTTTACCAATTTAGAGGGCACAGGGGTTATCTGGTTAGGGCTTGGCGATTGGGACAGGTCCGGTGTCGATAAGCCAATAGAAAGCGTTGAGTATACAACGTCAAATACAACGTCGGCATCGAGTAGTGTTTCTACAACAGCGTCCAGCAGCCTTTCTACAACCGCATCAACCACCGCATCGACCACCGCTTCAAGTAGTTACTCTTCTTCAGTTTCCAGTAGCGCGTCAAGTACAGCTTCCACCACCATGTCGTCGTCGTTCTCCAGTACCATGTCGACGGCTTCTTCCACACAAAACCCGGAAGTCTTGACAAAGCTTGAATCTAATCTTGCGACAACGGATGACCCATACAAGCTCACCGCCGAGGAACTTGGAGGACACACGACCGGTGGGGTTGCCTTTACATCTAATCAGTTCGAAACTAACTATATATATTTCTACACACCGGTTAATTTCCCAAATATTGTAGACTGGCCTACAGGTGCATGGAAAATCCGCCTTCATGTAACTAACTATGCCTCGTTAACCGGGTCGGGGATAAGCGCACAGGTCTTTGTCGCCCGCGTATCTGCTGACGGGGACACAATCAAGGATAGTTTTCAACTAACGCCCATAAATCAAACCCCAATAGATCAAGACATAACATATGTCTTTCGCGGAAACCATGAATGGTCAGGGGCTGGGTTTGCTAAATCAGATCGAATCCGCTTTGAATACCGTTTTACAAACATTGAAGCCGACGGAATTATCTGGCTTGGCCTCGGTGACTGGGATCGCTCCGGCGTTGACAAACCTATTGAAGGAGTGTCCTTTACAACGACAGCCTCTACGTCCCAAAGCACGACAGCCTCCAGTAGTGTATCAAGCACAGCTTCTTCTTCAGTTTCAACAACCGCGTCAAGTACCGCTTCAACAACCGCCTCTACAAGCTATTCAAGTACTGCTTCAAGCAGTTATTCTTCAACCGCTTCAACAACAGCAAGCTCCTCCTACTCCAGTTCAGTATCTACTTCGTTGACGGAAAGCTCTACGTCGGCAAGTAGTTCATTGTCCACGACTGCGTCAAGTTCTTTATCCACAACAGCAAGCTCTTCGGTATCTACAACAGCAAGCTCGACAAAGTCGACTAGTATGTCGTCTTCAGTCTCAACGACAGCTTCTAGTACAGCGTCAACGTCAGCCTCGTCATCTTTGTCCAGTTCAGTATCAACTTCTGCCTCCTCGAGCTACTCCTCTACAGCTTCTACCACAGCTTCTACGAGTTACTCATCTACGGCCTCAAGTAGTGCGTCAACGACAGCTTCAAGCACCGCTTCAACAACCGCGTCAAGCTCCTTATCGACTACGGCTTCAAGCAGTGCCTCAACCACAGCCTCAAGTAGTTACTCCTCGACGGCGTCTTCAACCGCAAGCTCTTCCGTTTCAACGACTGCCTCAACCACAGCCTCGACAACTATGTCGACGGCGTCTACAACGATTAACCCCGAGGTTTTGACTCGGTTAGAGTCGGACCTGATAACTACAGACGAAACTTTACGCTTTACTGCTGAGGAATTAGGCGGGCACACCACCGGTGATATTGCTGTAGGGTCCTCTCAGTTCGATACGCATAACATTTACTTCTATACCCCATTAGGCTTTCCAAACAAACTTGATTGGGACACCGGTGCCTGGAAAGTTCGACTACATGTAACCACATATATCCAGTTAACGGGTTCCGGGATAACCAGCCAAATATTTGTTGCGCGTGTATCGTCTGACGGGGAGACCATAAAGGACAGTTTTCAATTAACGCCCGTAAGCCAAGTACCTACGCTTCCGGGGACCACGTATGTATTTAGGGGTAGTCATACTTGGTCGGGGGTCGGCTTTGATAGAACCGACCGTATTCGTTTTGAATACCGGTTAACAAACACCGAAGGTACAGGAGTAATCTGGCTGGGATTAGGTAATTGGTCCGAATCTGGTGTTGATAAGCCTATTAGTGGGATCCCCACTTCAACGTCGGCGTCAACTTCGGCCAGCACTACAGCTTCAACTACCGCCTCCTCAAGCTATAGTTCAACAGCGTCTTCCAGCCATAGCAGTAGTTTCAGCTCAACAGCCAGTTCTTCGCTGTCTAGTTCACTATCTACGTCCGTTACCGAAAGCTCAACCTCAGCGTCAAGTTCGTTATCGTCAACGGCCAGTTCTTCATTCTCGTCAACGGCGAGTTCGTCATACTCAAGTACCGCCAGTTCAACAGCGTCAAGCTCCTATTCGAGTTCTGTATCCAGTACCGCGTCGAGTTCACTGTCAACAACCGCCTCGACTTCAATGTCGAGTTCGGTATCAAGTACCGCCTCAACAACCGCGTCAAGCTCTCTATCAACAACAGCCTCCAGTAGCTATTCTTCAAGTTTATCGTCTTCAGTAAGCTCTTCTTTTTCGTCGTCAGCCAGTTCTTCTTATAGTAGTTCAGTATCTACGTCCGTCACGGAAAGCTCGACTTCGGCGTCCAGTTCTCTAACGTCTTCTGCAAGTTCTTCCGAATCAACCTCAGCAAGCTCCAGCTACTCTTCGACGGCGTCTTCTACCGCAAGCTCGTCTGTGTCAACCACAGCCTCGAGCACGGCGTCTTCGTCGGTAAGCTCTTCAGTCTCAACGTCAGCCAGTTCTTCAGTAAGTTCAACCGCTTCGACAACTGCGTCTTCGTCGGTGTCTTCGTCGGTTAGCACGACAGCCTCAAGTAGCTATTCTTCGACGGCCTCCAGCAGCTATTCTTCAACGGCCTCAAGTAGCTATTCCTCGACAGCCTCAAGTAGCCTTTCAACAACAGCGTCAACCTCAGCAAGCTCGTCGTACAGTTCTTCATTCTCTACGTCAGTGACGTTAAGCTCGACTTCTGCGTCGAGTTCACTATCAACGTCCGCAAGTTCATCGCTGTCAACAACAGCGTCTTCAAGTGCATCCTCTACGAAGTCGACATCGGCATCCAGTAGTGTGTCGACATCTGCATCGAGTTCAATGTCGTCGACCGCCTCCACGTCTGCGAGTTCGTCAGTGTCGTCGTCGATGTCGACTTCTCGTTCTTCTACCGAATCCACGTCCGCAAGTTCGTCGGTGTCAAGTTCAATGTCGACCAGTTTGTCGACAAGTGCTACGACTCCAGCGGGCGGTAACCCTACAACACAGCCACCTAACCCACCTATTCCTGTTGTCGCCCGCGATTGGCTTTATCTACACATTAAGATCGTCCCACGATACAATGACGAGGAATTGATACAGCACGCTGACGATATGATTGACGATGGCACGTGGCGGGAGGCTGGGGGAATCGACAGCCCAGCTTCTCGCGGTATGCGGGAATTGATTAATGACCCTACTGGGGCATATGATACAATTTTCGGCAATCGCCATGAGGTTGATTTGAACCCCATAGGCAACGCAATCGAAAGCTATCAAGGATGGAAGACGTGCGAGATTCTTTACGAAACAATTACCTTAGACGGTGGCGGAGAGTGGGAATCAGATACGGACGGAACGCCTATCGGGGGATCAGGGCTGATAGAATATGCGGAAGAAGCCCTGTGCGAGACACAGAAAGTGATTTTCATTGCAGGCATTACAGAAACGCGGTTCTATCATTTTGTCTTCAGAATGCGAACGGAATGGGCCTCGGCTAACTACATAGACGTTGACCAGTACGTTTTAGTCGTAGCGCATGACGCATGCGGCACACTAGGGGCTTCGTAATGAGTAAACGGCAATACTTCGGTACAACGTTCGATCAAATCTTGTTACAGCCGACGAATCGGTCTCCGGCATACCGCGTCGAGATATGGAATCCGCACCGCACAGACATCCATGATGTGGTTATGGGGCAGGCGGAATCACCGGCGTATGATGTATCCGATTGGGTTGCCAGTATTGGATACAACGAAAATATCGTTTTTGAGAACAACGATGACGCCGTTGCCACAAGCCTAACGCTGGAGGTTGTTTACGACGAAGACGCGCTCCCCGTTGAAATGACGCAACGGACTTGGCTTGACGGTACGCCCATCCGCGTTTACCAGGGGGATACCCGTATTCCTAAAACGGATTGGGTGCCTATCTTCACAGGTGTCTGCCGGGGGGTTCCTTCGACAACCGAGCTGACCCGTAACGAAAACAAGCCCCAACGATTAATGGTGACGGCTGTAGACCGGGCGGAGAAATATCTAAATAAACTCGTCACCGCCAGAAGCTACGACCAGGGCACTGACGTGGGGAAGGCGGCAATCGAGACGGCTATCGAGTGGGGAGCGCTGGATCGCCGGGAGATCAAGATCGGGTACCAGGATTACGAAATTGGCCACGAACAAAGCCAGTTGGTCGATATCGAGCTTCTAAAGGGCCTGTATCACATTTTGTTCACCGTAGGTAAGAAACCTCGCTTCAATGCCGAGGGGTACCTTGTGGCGGCGGATACGGACCTTGAGCGGGCTCCGGTGCGGGAATATCCGAACAAAGACTTGATTGTCGAGATTTCGCGCGAGCAGGTGTTATCGTCAATCAACAATAGCGTTCGCCTTTTGGGCCTGGCGAACGAATTAACAGAAGTTGTGGAAAAGGATAAAAGACTTGCCCACGGGTCAATCACCGCAGGATTCTTCGAAAGCGCCGTCAGGGACTGGATCTATTTTTCGGAGAATGACGGAAAGGCCTCCGGTGGTCGGCGGGCGAAGGATACGTACTTAGCCAACGAAAAGATATCAACGGTCGGTGGGTTCTTCGGGGAAAACCTGGAATGGCGCCCAACGCTGGAAGATGATGGGTATACGTGTTTTGGTGGACAAATAGCTTTTGATACGGGATTCGATGCAACTATCCGGGCTGTGCTTACCGGGACGTATGCAGCGAGCTGGTCGGTGGGGGCGATATTAGACGCCGGCGCCGATATGGCGTCAGCTGTCGGGGATATCTCCGGCGCAACGTCACTTACCACCGCCGCTAACGTTGCTAAGGGGATCGCTGTCGCCGCCATGGTGGGAATAATCTTGTCGATGACAGAAATGGGCCGTGTGTACTGGGAAGTTCACGGGAAGCCTTTCCAGCACGTGTATCAACAGCTGGTGGCGACGGCGGCGTTGAATGGGATATTGACGGAAGATATTCACGAGATTGAGCTTCGCAATGATTGGTTATACGATCTTGACTACATGGAAGCACGCGCACGGGAACTACTAAAGCGGGAGTTGATCAAGGCCTGGTCGTACAGAATAGTTATGATAGATGACCCCTTGATCGAGGCCGACGATATCATCCAGGTTGAAGATCTTAAGTTTTACGTGACCAGCATCCGTAAGACATTGACCAGGCCGGGTGACGGTCGCATGATTCTGACCGCTTGGAGGCTTGCGTAATGGTACGGGAATTTTCAATTGTCCGGGAGTTAAGTCGCCGAGAAGTCGAACGCCACACAAAGCGCTTTGTGGGCATTACGATAGACGAACCCCGGTTTACTGATCAAAATGGCCTATCTGAATGGGTCTGCGATATCCGGATAGGGGTTACCGAGGGCTGGGCTGTAATTAAGGATTGCCTGATTGCACAGTGGGCCGTTGGTGCTATTACCGACGTAAATATCCCGGTTTTAGCGGAACGATCTGAAGCCGGCCGTGTTACAATCATCGCCCGCAGCGAACTACGCATATCGGACGAAATCCGGCTAAAGAACTATAATTACGAAGATTTAGATTTTGGCTTTATGCGTAACCTGAAGGTGTTGGATGACGATTCGGTCGTTGACGGTTTCGGGTATGAATTCGCCCCGGCGGGGTCGGGGGAATATACACCGCCACCGGCGCCGGCAGGGAGAACCCATACATTCCACGCTGATCTGGTTGAGTGGGGCGGCACTGATTTTGAATACGGGGAAACCCGATTCGGCAGGCGAAGTTATTACTGGACAGAAGAGGAAACATAGGGGGCTGATATGAGTAGCTATACGGCGCCAACATTGACCACAACGATAGACAGTGAACTATACCAGACACAGATAGACCAAAATTTCACTGCCATTCAAACCGCACTGGTTGACATTCAGAATGAACTACCGCAAAACTCCGGGGCCTCCGCCTCTAACTATTCTTGGATAGAACGGGCAATTCGGGGAAACGGCATCGGCGGAGTGGAATCTTTTGTACCAATTTTTGACACTGACTTCGAGAACGTTACGTTCAGCGCGGCCTCCGCGCAAGATTCCATGTCGTGGGCGGTGATATCGCAAAACTTTCACTATACTACCAGTAGTCCAGCTGTGAGCCTGACGCCGTTCGCCTCCGCTGGTGACGGTTCCTACCCTCTTCGGGCGGGCCTCAAGTCACTGGGCCCGCCCTCTCTTGAGGTATCGGTGGAAGCCGATGAGACAGACACTTTGCTTGACCTTGAAGTATGGAACTTCACCCTGCACCGTTCCGGCAGCACATACACTGTTACCGATTTACGTTTGGTCGCTGACGTTATCATGGACCGTGATTCATGGCTAAAGGCTTTCAGGCGAACGGAAGCAATGCCGATTCAGCGCGTTGGCGCATTGCCTACGTCAACCGGACTTATCCACCCAGGGATCATTGCCCCCTTCAATCTGCAAATTCTCGGGGCCAAGTTATGGCTTGGCACTGCACCTACAGGTTCTACCGTTACAGTGGAGATTAATCGGTCGGGGAATTTGACCGACGGAAACATTTGCGCGGCGGCAGCAACATGGGCAACGTCAGCCACGGGGATACAGGATCTTGCAGCCCAGTCACCGGCGATTATTGTCGCGGAGAACGAATATATTCAGCCAAACCTCACCGCAGTTGATTCGGCAGGGGATGCCGGGGATTTAAGTATTGTCATCGAGTTCCGGCGGATATATCATGAGTTGCTATGATAGCAACATGCTGTGTATTTGACCTGAAAGACCGGTACAAAAACAAACCGCTTGCTATTGTCGCACCGGGTCCAAGTTATGACAAAGTCCCCTTTGAAGCGATCTTCAACCTACCAACTATCTTCGCCCTAAATGCGTCAATAGTCACAACCTACAGCCATAAGGATGTCTTCTGGGTGTCCAATGACCATGACCGGACATTCCAGAATAAAGGCATTCGGGAAGGTTTGTTGCCAAGGATTGCGGGCTATTCTCCGTGGCGGACGATTACGTCACGCAAGTTCATTCCCGGGGTGACGGGGGACATTGACTGGCGCGACCACCATGGCCGTATGCAGCCTCCGATGAAGTGGCGCTTGCCGGCGCCGGATCGCAGCTGGATTGGCTGGTATGACCAAACACCCGGAAACAAAGGCTATATAAATAATGGGGAAACTGTACTGGAGCTTGCCTTAGAGGTTGCGACCATTTGGGGCTTTAGCCCTATCTTTCTATTCGGTGTAGATTTGACACTGGTTAGACCAAACCGCAAAGAACCTATGCCGTCGCCATGCCGTGCAATACACCGACCGGTTTACTATGCTAAGGAGTGGCACTGGAAGGGAACACCGCCACGGGTGTTGCGGGGGAAGATGAATCAGGCACGAACATCCATTAAGAACCGCCGTAATGGATGGCCACAAGAAATTTATTTGGTGAATTCTTTCTGGAAGGGTTCTCCGTTTAACGAAATTACACACGAACAAATCCCCGAAATCTTGTGAAAGAAAAAACAATAGAAAACAAAATTAAGGCATGGTTGAAGCAACAGCCCTGTCTTGATGTCTTCTTTTTCAAGGTGCACGGTAGCCCCTACCAACTACGTGGGCTACCAGATATAGTGGGCAACGTTCGACGTTTTGCCTTTTATATGGAAATAAAGCAACCGGGAAAAAAGCTGACGCCATTACAGCTTGCGCGACGGATGGAAATCGAAAAAACTGGCGCCTATTACGCAGTAGTGCACTCCCTTGAAGAAGCAAAAGACTTCATCAAAAAAATTCGAGAACATCCGAGATTTTAATCTTGACTCTATCTTGACCCCTTGCTAAAATCCCGCCTATCTAACCGACTGATTGAGAGGCGGAACTAATGGTTTCAGTTACCTGGTATCGTGGGAGGCTTGCCGTTTCTTTTCCCTATAGCGAAGAAGCGGTTATCCAAGTCAAAACGATCAACGGATACGCATGGAACGCTAAGAAAAAGTTCTGGACCTTTCCCGCAACATACCGAAGTGCACGCAAGATCATAGAAGTCTTTACAAGTCTAAGATACCCTTCTTTAGAATTACCCGATAAGCGAATAAGGTATCTCTTCGTCGGTGAACCATCGGTGAAGTTTCAAGTACAGGATATTCCTCTTTACAAATCCCCGCCGCCATGGGAACACCAGAAAAAGGCGTTCTGGTTTGCGGTTGAAAAATTCGGCGGGCTGGCAAGTGACCGGGTTGGCGGCGGGGCCCTTTTAGCGTTAGGAATGGGTGCGGGTAAAAGTCGTATAACTATAGACCTGATATCGAATTACCAATTTAAGCGCACTCTGATTATATGCCCGGCGAAGGTTGTCGCAGTGTGGCCCTACCAGATAGAAAAGCATGCAGCTATACCGTTCCAAGTTGTACCACTATATCCCAAACGGGAGACAACAGCGAAACGCGCAAAGAAACTGCTGGGCGCCGCCAAAAGACAACTGCCTAATACACCTTTAGTTGTTATCACCAACTACGAAGGCACGCGCAGGCATCACCTTAAGAATGCAATCAAAGCGATAGAGTGGGATGCTTTGATTTTAGATGAGTGCCACCGGATAAAAGCCCCTCGTGGTACAGACTCCGAGTTCTTCTGGAAGCTGGGGCAAACCATTCCCCACCGGTTAGGCCTTACCGGTACCCCTATGCCAAACGACCCCTCCGACATATTCGCACAGGGAAGATTTCTCGACGCGTCTTTGTGGGGTTCTGCGTTCTCGCGTTTTCGCAACAGGTACTGCATTATGGGAGGCTTTGTCGACAAGCAAATCGTTGGCTGGCGAAGCGAAAAAGATCTTTCGCGCGAAATGTCGGAGTTCGCTTTACAGATACGGACCGAGGATGTTTTAGACCTACCGGATGCACAGTACATTTATCACCCCGTCATACTAGACAGGGCGACACAGTCTCAATACGATTCAATGGAAAGAGATTTTGTTGTCTGGGTAAAAAATGACGAGGGGATTACTGCGGCCAACGGTATGGTCAAGGTCCACAAGCTGCAGGAGATCACCGGTGGGTTTATTAGGAACCCTGACACAAAAGAAGTCACGCGCCTAGGTCACGAAAAGGAAGAAGCACTGCGTGAACGTTTGGCAGACTTGCCGGCTGACGAACCGGTTGTAGTGTTTACGGTTTTTGAGCCAGACATGACCGCCGCTAAAAGGGCGGCTATTTCGTGTTGGGGGAATACCGCAGCGAAAACCACAGGGCGCGAGGTGTTTGAATTAAGTGGGAAGAAAGACGAGCTGGCGAAGTGGCAAAACGCTAAAGGTGGCGAAGTGCTTGTCGCACAGATCGATTCGGGTAAAGAAGGTGTCGATATGACACGCGCAAAATATGCAATCTACTACTCGCTAAACACCGTCCCCGGCACCTATGACCAAAGCCAAAGGCGGTTATTGCGCCCGGGACAAACACGCGACACGGTTGTGTATATACACCTTGTGGCACAAGGAACAATTGACAAGAAGATATATCGGGCGCTGGAACGAAAAGAAAACGTGATAGAAACCATTTTGAAAGAGGTCAGAGAGAATGCCGAAAACGGTGAGAAGGAATTCCAAGACGGAGCATTGGCTGACAAACAATCCGATTAGGTTGTATCGACTGAATCGGCTTGTCCTTACACAGATAGAATTATCTTGGAAATTAGGTGTAAGTGTTGCAAGTATCTACAATTGGGAACGTGGGTATAAGAAGCCTCTAATTAGAAACGTCCGCGAGCTTGCCAAGATATTCAAGATCAGGGTATCGGACTTAGAGCAAGAAATAGCGTCATGGTTCGCCGAAAAGCCCAAGGGGTGGGAACGTCCGTAACAGAAAGGAATCGCCTATGAGTTTACGTATGCATTTAGTCAACCGGCTGGTAGTGTTGGCGCAGGAAAAGAAAAAGTTAGAAGAAAAACTGAAGGAGGTAAAGAAGCAGATCGAGAAACTACACGAACCCATTATTCAAGACATGCAAGACAATGGCCTGAAGAATATCGCACTTGCCAACGGAGCAACCCTGGTTCAACGCCGCGATGTCTTCTGCTCAAAGCGTGCAGGCGTGCCCATGCCGCTATTGTGTCAGGTGTTGAAGAATCACAAGTTTGAAGACTACGTCGCGGAGACATATTCAACAGCCGGGCTTAAGGAATGGATCCGCGAACAGGAAGCGGAGTTTGGAATCCCGGACAACGGGCCGGCAACTTTTCTGCCGGACGAGGTTCGCGAGTTGGTAAAGGTGTCCACAAGGACACAGGTTGTTGTAATGAATGCTGGTAGCGCAACGGTAACGAAAACAGGAGAATAACATGGCAAAAGCAAATGAAGTCAAAACGGAAGAAATCACGAAGGTAGAATTAACCCCCCAGAAGAATGAAGGAAAGCCTGGGTTACCCATGAAGGTCGAGGATTCACCAATCATGTTGGTGCAGGCAGATCCTGAAGAAATGCTGGATGTGCTTCGCTTAACCTATGGCGATACAAAACCCGGGATTCAGGAACTTGGACAAATCCGCGTCCCTACAGGTGGCAGTAAGTTCTGGGAAATGGATGGCGAAGACCCTACCGAAGACCTTGTCGGCATTGTTATCGATCGTCGGCCTGTACGTGCGTGGTGGCCAACGGCTGACCCGACAGGCAAACCGCCGTCTTGTGCAAGCAACGACAGCGAGAAAGGGTACGGCGTACGCTGGGAAGACGACGAAGAAAAACCCCACGACTGTTTCACGTGCCCATACGCCCAATTCAAGTCTGCTGAGAAGGGTGAGGGGCAAGCATGTAAGCAAATGCTGGCGGTGTTCTTTTTGCCGTTAGAGTATTCCTTGCCAAAGGTTCTTCTTCTTCCGCCCACTAGCATAAAGGTCGCCAATGACCGACTGTCAGGGATTACTGCAAAGTTCAATACCAGCGTTAAGCCACCCAGGGCCCGCATGTTCTATGACGTGCTGGTTGCCTGGCGTGTCGTGCCGGATAAAAACGCAGCTGGGCAACCCTATGGTCGGGCTGTCCCTAATATCGTACGTGACCTTGCCCCCGTTGAGGCTGAACGCGTAAGGCCCTACGCCAAAGCCTTCCGGGCAATGATTGAGAAGAAAGTAGAGAAGAACGGAGAAGAAGCCAGCGCGTAACAGGTAAAGCCGGTGAGGAGGCCTGGGGGCTTCGGCCCCCAGGAAATCTAAGAAGGTGAATAGGAAAATGTTGAAAGAAGCGCTGGTCTATTTAAGCGGCGGCCTTTCCGTAATCCCAATAGGACCGGAAAAACGCCCAGCGATCCCACAGTGGGGACAGTATCAGACACGGGTTCCCACAGCAGAGGAGGCGGGTCAGTGGTGGGGTCGCGATCACCCAACGGCCGGTTTCGGGGCCATACTTGGCCCCGTCTCCGGCAACATTTACGCGTTAGACTTTGAAGATAGAAAGATCTTCGGGGAATTTCTCCAAATGGCACAACATAACGAAGCCTTAGAACCACTACTTGACGCGCCCTGCGTCGATACGCCACGGGGAAATCACCTTTACTTCAAGTTCACCGAAGAAGTGCTACAACGAACGATTATCGCCAAGCAACCAAATCCCGACTATGACCCCAATAGCCCCCCGGACGAAAAAGGGGTGAAGGCGGCGCCGTTTAAGACAATGATCGAGTTCCGGGGCGACGGGGGATACAACCTACTTCCCGGGTCTCCGGGGCATTGCCACCCGTCAGGGAAACAATACTTTCATACCTCCGGCGGGGATATCTGGGAGGCGCCGGAAATCGACCGAAAGACGCTGGACGAATTGCTTGACGTTTGTAAATACTTCAACACGTACAGCGAACCGGAAAAGATCCAGGGTGTCCCCAAGACAATATCCGAAGCCGATCAACGGCCGGGAACGGACTATTGTCGACGGGGGGACTGGTCCGAGTGGACAAGATTATTGAAATTGGCGGGTGCGGAACAAATCCACGCGTCACCCAAGAAAGAAATATGGCGGCGCCCCGGGAAAGACACCGGCGCCGGGTCCGCAACGCTGGGGTTTTGCGAAGGGGAGCTTGGCGCCTATCTATATGTGTTTACTACCAACTGGCATCCTTTCAAGTCCGATTGCTGCTATAGCCTGTTTGCCCTACGGGTTTTGGTGGAATTTAACGGGGACTGGAAAGCAGCGGCTATCAAATGCGGGGCTGAGGGCTTCGGAGAACCGCCGGACGACGAAATCAAGACTATAGTCGAGGCGGAGGTCAAGGAGATTACAGGCGACGTTAGGGCGGACCCTACGGCAAAGCTGATCGATCCCGAGTGGGTGAAGGACAAGTTGAATGGATACCCCGGGCTCAAACGGATATGGAAAATGCGCCGGGAAAGGGACTTCGCCGGCGATCACAACCTTTATTTAAACTCGCTTTTGATCTGGTGCGTAAAGAACCTGGTCGAGGCGGAAGAAGTCAATGACCCCGCTTTTCGCATAAAAATGGGGTGTCGTATGGCCTATGAGTTCCTGCGGGAAATGAATGGGCCGGTTGAAAAGGCCCTGGACGTTGAATATATGGCCAGGAAGGTAACTTCTGCATACCGTTTGCGGGACAAGGAGGAAAAAGTAGTGATTCAGAAGATCCAAGATACCGAATCCGGGGACACGAAGGAGAAAAAGAAAGCCTGGCTCCGGAAGATCCTAAAGCTAGACTTCCAGGACTTCATTGTCAGCCAAGAACTTGGGTTTCACTGGTTTGTCATGCCTGACGGGAAACGGGTGGCCATTGGGAAAACCGAGATATGCAAGGTCGCCAGCAAGTTCGAAATAGCGCTGGCTGGCCATAATCTACAAAAATACGGCTTCCCGGGAAGCCTGGACTCGTCGGTAAAGAAGGGGCCAAACTGGGACAATGTATGGTGTCAACTGTACGCAATCCGGATACCGGCACAGGACGATGACCCGGCCCGGGAAGTGGTGGATTGGATAGAGCGCTATATCGTCCGCTATCGGCTAGTCTCCGACGATGATGAGGGTGGGTGGCAGTCAGGTATAGGGTCACGTTGCGTTTTGCGTTACAACGGCGGTGTGTGGATCAGGTTGTCATTACTGAAAGAACACCTCCGGGTTAACCAGGGAATAGTTATATCGGACCGGGAGCTTGCGGCTAAGTTGCTTCAGCTGGATAGCGCTGTTTTTAAGAAGACATTGAGCGGCCGGGACAAGAAGGGCGGGCGATTTCAGCAGCGATACTGGTGTATCCCGGAGCATCACTTTGCGTTGACACGGAGTGGCGAAATCTCCGACGGGGAGTTTGAACGGATGGAGGCGGAGGCGAACCAGTGACATTTCATCCCTTATATATAGGGAATTTTCAAAACGTTTTTTTTAAAAAAGTTCAAAAGTTGAGGCGTCACGCTGTCACAGATTTCATAAGTCTATACAAACCACTACCTTTACGACAAAATTTAGGTGTCACTGTGGTGTCACACAGGTGTAACCGGTGTCACAGAATCCGCTGTTTATGAATAAACCGTTAACAAACGTGCTACAGATAGAGGCGTTTTTGGAGAAGTTCAGTGACAGAACGTTCAGATAATCCGCTAGAATATAGGTGCTTTGGTCCACCGGGGACAGGTAAAACAACTTGGCTGTCACGCCAAATTGCCAACGCCGCAAAGAAATATGGCTCCGATGCCATCATGGTCGCAAGCTTCACTCGTGCGGCTGCCCATGAACTTGTTGGCCGTAATCTTCCCATTGAACCCAGCCACGTTGGGACGCTACACGCTTTTGCCTACCGGGCCTTGGACCGACCCGAAATTGCGGAAAGCCCCAAGTGGCTTAAGGCCTGGAATGAACGACATGATGTTTACCAATTATCTGGGCAGGGGGTGACAATTGACGACCCTCACGGGCTGACGAAAGAAAGTGGGGCAACGCTGGGGGATCAGCTTTTAAGGGCCTATAACTGTGTAAGGTCTAAAATTCTCTCTCGTCGTGACTGGGGGCCGGAGGGCTTTGAGATAGCACATTTTGCAGAGTGTTGGGACAAGTTCAAAAAAGAACATGGTCTTATGGATTTCTGCGACATGATAGGACATGCATATCTAGAGCGGGACTTGCCATTTGACGTAAGAATCGGCTTTTTTGACGAAGTACAGGACTTTGCCCCCCTTGAGCTGGCCCTTGTCCGCAAGTGGGGACGAAGTATGGAGCAGATTGTTCTTGCCGGGGATGATGATCAGGCTATTTACGGGTTTAAAGGGGCAAGCCCAGATGCTTTTTTAGAACCCCCTATACCGGAGGATCGATGTATATTCCTTAAAAAAAGCTGGCGACTGCCCCTGGTTATCAAAGAGCGGGCGGAAGCTATCTTGCCCGGGTTGTCGAAGCGTCAAGAAAAAGTCTTCGAGAATCGTGAGGGGGAAGGCTTGTGTAAGGAATTGGATTTCCGGTTGAATGCCGCACAGGAACTACACCGGGAGATCAGGGCCGCACTCGATCGGAAGAAGACGGTGATGGTATTAGCGACATGCGCTTATATGCTCCGGCCGCTAATCCGGATACTGCGGATTGAGGGGGAGCTTTACCATAATCCGTTTAGATCGTCGGCTGGGGAGTGGAACCCCTTAAAAACAGCCCCCAGGCGCATTTTGAACTTTCTACGCGGATCGAAGGAGGTCTACGGGGAGAATACATTGCCACAGACTTGGGGGTCTGCATGGGACTGGATCGAGTTGCTTGACGCCAAAAGGGCCGAGTTGAAGCGGGGAACAAAAAGCACGGTGAAGCATGCGGCAAAGGATCCTGATCTTGAGGAAAAGATCATTTCTAAGGAAGAATGGGAAAAGGTAATTGGGATCGACCCACCAATGGACATCAACTGGCTGGCCCAGAATATGCTCAAAAGCCGGCGGGAAAGCTTTTCGTATGTCTTCCAGGTATGCCGGAAATTTGGCGTAAAGCGCCTATTAGACAAACCGAGTTTGATAGTTGGTACTATCCATAGTGTAAAAGGAGGGGAGGCGGATGTAGTTTTTTTGGCCCCGGACTTTAGCTACGCTGCTACGCGCGGGGCTTTGGATGAATTTGATGGCGAAAGTGCTGAAGACTCAAAAATACGGACGATGTACGTCGGCATGACCCGGGCACGAGAAGAGCTTTACCTGTTGGCGCCGGAGAAGCCGGATTTAGCGTTTAAGTGGGAGGCTTATTAATGAACGCGCTGCAGCAACGGCTGAATAAAGAACGGAAGAAGGACGGAAAATGTTGAAAAATGAAAATCGTGCGTTGGCCATCCGCAGTAACCCGAAGGGCGAAAAGAAAGGTGAGTAATGACTGATAATGCAATAGTTCGTATTTCAGAATTGAAAAAAGAGCTGGTGAAGACAAAGGACTTGAAGAGTGTATCAGTGTTAAAGGATAAAGCTGAAGCTGTCCGCAGGTTAGCTGCGCGGCAAGGCGCCTCATGGGAGATCCTGTTCGATATCTCCCAATTCAAGCTTGAAGCGGAGAGGTATGCTGGTGCGCTGCTGGCGGGTATGGAGTTGAATAAAGGGGGGAAATCAGAGCAAGGATCTTACCGGTCGCAACGTGCTACCGGTAAAAAAACCGCCCCTACGTTAGCAGAAATGGGAGTTAAGACGAAATCCGACTCCTCCCGTTGGCAACGAGAGGCAACGGTGCCGGAGGAGAGGTTTGTTGAGTGGCTGGAAGGAATACGGAAGAAAAAAGGCGAACCAACAAGCTCGGGCTTGATCCAGCTGGCGAAGCAGATTGCAGTTGAAAAAATAAAAGAGGAGGCAGAACAGGAAGAAAGGACAACCAAGGCAGGGGTTGTCGACAATTTGGAGAAGGTTGTTGGAACGTTCAAGTGTATATATTGCGATCCGCCTTGGGCCTATGGTGACAAAACTGGTCGGGGTAGTGCTCATTTGAATTATCCGACAATGCCAATAGAAGATATTTGTAGTCTGCCAGTAGGTCAAATCGCTTTCAAAAAGGGGGCGCATTTGTGGATGTGGACAACGTGGCCAAAGATCCGAGATTACGCACCGCAAGAAGTTTTAGATGCTTGGGGCTTTGAATGGAAGGGTGAAATTATTTGGAACAAGATGATTATAGGGCCAGGTCGCTGGTTAAGAAATCAGACCGAGGTTCTAATTTTTGCAACAAAGGGCAAGCTTGATCGCATGCGTAACGATCTTCCCGGATATTTTGAAAAGCAACGAGAGCAAAAGCATTCACGCAAGCCCGTCGAAATGTATGAGATCATAGAAAGCTTTAGTCCAGGGCCAAGGATTGAATTGTTTGCGAGAGAGGAACGGAAGGGCTGGAAACGTTGGGGGTTTGAGGCATGACAGAATGGGATTTTCGGGAGCGGTTGGATTGGTCTCAAAGGCCAAGTTTGACAAAAGCATTAGATCTTTTCTACCGGAAGGTTTTTGAAGCAAAGAGGGTATTGAGGTTGGAAGATTCGATATATCTTCCGTTTCAAAAAGAGGGTATCGATCTTTTTCTTTTCGGAACCCCTGAAGGTGAGATATCAGTCGAGGAGAAAATACGGGGGATATTTTATCCAGACATTTTGATAGAAACACTAAGTTCAGATAAAACAATGTCTCCAGGGTGGGCGGTCAAGCCGTTTCAGGCAGACTGGTTGTTGTATTTCAGGCCCCCAGACCACCCGAACCTATACGACGGGACTGCATTCCGAAGAGCGGTACAGGCAAATATAGGAAAGTGGGAAAAAATGTATGGGACAAGAAAGGCTAGGAACAAGGGGTACAACACGATCAATGTTCCGGTTCCGGAGAAGGTTCTTTTAGAAGAAACAGGGAAGATTACAGGGGCATATGTATGTCCATTTTGTGGGACAAACGTTTCAGTTATGGAGTTGCGGTTTAGTTTAATCAAAGGTGCGTATTGCTATCACTGTGAGAACGTACAGGAGAAACATGAGAAATAGAATCTTTGACCACACGGGTGAATTCGTAGGCGGTAATGACGACCGTCCAACACAGACACAGATCAAGTTACGGTATAACCCCGAAAATGGAATCCTTTCGATTGAATTATCGGAGGAAACCAAGTCAATAGGAATGTCTGTAGCAGGTGCATTGCAGTTTTCCCATGCCCTTATGGGGCTATGCATTCAAATCATTTCAGAACCACCGGATGACTGCGAGCCTGCAGGCCCGGGCATTTTGGGGGTATAACCATGTTGGTGTATTTCGTTGGTGTGTCGTGCTTCACCGTAGGCGTTTGCTTTGGTTTCTGGCTTGAAGGCCAATACAGGAAAAACTC